ATTTAAAAGTTCTATAAATTCAAATTTTTCATCACCCATACCATTATCAATTAGATAATCAGAAATTCCTTCAATGGAATTATCCTCATTAGATAATTCAACGTCAAATTGATGTTCAATTTCGGGGGCTCCATCCTTTATTACTGCTGAATAAGTGGAAACCGTTTTATGTCCTGTGGTTTCTTCAAACCCATCAATGTCTTGTAGTTCTTTTTTAACTACATAATATAATTTTTTCATAACATTATAGTTTTATTAGTTAAACATAAGCAAATATAAAACAATATTTTGATATATCCTAATTATAATTAATCTATCTAATATAAAATTATTTTTACCTTATTCCCGTACACATTTGTGTATATGATTCTAAGCCCAACCCTCTTTGACGATTGTAGGTCTATTATCAATGTATTTCCAATGTTCCCACCATTCACCCCATTGTCCTCGTTTTGAACGTACAACACACACCCCTTCATCACTAATATCATCCTTACATATTTCAGGTAGCTCTTTTTTAAGCTCCGCATATGTATTAAATTGCTTGGTGATATACTTTGATACTCTTGGTTTAGTATATTGACTCGAATTAAGCCAATTACGTAAAGAGTTTGCTGTTAAGTATGATACTTGTGGTTTAAATCTACTCATCGATTTCTAAATTATGTTTTTTGATTACATGATTTTTAACCGCATCATAATCTGCTTGACTAGGTTTAAATTCTCTTAAATCTTTAAATGTTAAAGCCATAATATGATTGTTTTGTTTTATTTAAGTCAAAGATACGAATAATAAATGAATCTACCAAATATAATTTAGTTAAAATGAAAATTAATATGGTTAAAAAAAAATAAAGTAGGTTGGAGTCGTTTTATGACGAACACGGGTACCGTGGAGTCTACTCTTCCTGATGCTTTTGACATCAACGCCCGTCTTCCATAACAAAGATACAACAAAAAAATGAACCCACCAAATAAATGATGGGTTATTTTATCTAAAATGTAAAAACCTCATCTGATAATGAAAAACTAATAACACCATTTGTATTAACCCTACTTTTAATAAGACGTTTAATAGCACTTTGTAAACTAGCTATCGTTTTATATTTTTCAGAATTAACACCCTTATTAGTCCTAGTGTAAAGATTAGCACCAAATGAACTTAATTTACAATCAACACCATGTCTATCTTTTAAAACAAGTGAAAATACATAAGGTTTATCTGATAAATGAACATTGATTTGGCTTTTTGCTTCATATAACTCATTAAGTGTTATATTTAAGTCTTTGATGTTTTGAACTGTTGTTTCCATGATTGTAATGTTTTGTTTTATTTAAATCAAAGATACAACAAATAAATGAAACCACCAAATAAAAAAGCAACTATTTTCATAGTTGCCTTTCCCTAAACAAAATACAATAATCACATATTAATCTAAATCTATTTCACCATCAACAACTTTTTGCCAAAAGTTCTGACTGTTTTTAAATGTACCTTTTGTACCAGCTTTTAAAACATCTCTACTTGGTAATTGATTACCGTAATAATCAAATGTAAATTTCTTTGGTAACATACACGCACCACTTTCTAATAAATTCATTGCGTTTTTACCGACACTACCTTCAAATTTCCAAATCTGACCACTATTAATTTGTTCTTGTATTTCAGTATAACCATGAAGTTTCTGTAATTGTTTAATTTTGATAAATGTTAACATAATGTTTTGTTTTATTTAAATCAAAGATAAGACAAATAATTCAGACTACCAAATTATAAATGAGTTATATATCCACAGTCTAAACATTCAATATATGGTTTACCACCTTCTGTAACTGCTACACTTTCATTAGGTAATAACATCCAACGAGGTTTATCATTACGGCAACCTGGGCATTCACCATTATTGTTACCTAAACGTTCTTTTAAAGTAGGCATATTTTTAGTTCCTACTAGGTGAGGGTAAACGTCATTTAAGACGTTACCCTTAACCTTTTTAAGTATAGTTTTATAAAATGTAGCCATTAGTCCAATAGTGTATAATATTCAGACGGATATAATTTTCTGAATAATGTTAATGCTTGTTGCGTTTTTGTAAAGTGACTTAATGCTTCACACCCTTTTATGAAGTCGTGCAATGCAACACCTCTAGGTTCTAATTCACATGATTCTTCAGAATATGGATTTGTAATTTTTTCTTTAACAGTTGAAGTTCTGTCATAACTCAATGAAGCGAATAAATCTTCATCTCTTTTGCTTAATTTTACTTTTATTGCCATGATTGTTTTATTTAAATCAAAGATACGAATAATAAATGTAACTACCAAATAAATTATGAATTTTATGTGGTTTAATTTTTGTTATTACTATCTAACCTTTTTTGAATATGATTAAATATTTGCTCAATATCGGTAATTATTTCAGTTTTTAAGTTAAAACCGTGTGTATCATAACCACCTTTAGGGCCTATTAATTCTCCTGTTTCAAATGAGATTACACCTTTGGTTAAATCTTCTGGAACGAATGTAACCGATGCAATGATTTCACCGTCTTTATCTTTACCAAACATTGGTACTCTGTATTTCAAACCCATTGTAGCCATTCTTTCATCCCAAATTAAAAACGGAAATTTAATTTTAACAGCGTTCATTATTGGTTTTATTAAAACGGAACCCCACCAAGCTTTATCCCTAATACACTCTATCTTATCTTCATGTCTTTCAATGATACGTTTTAAACGTGTAATTTCTTGTTGATGTTTAACATAGGTTAAACTTGATTGTGTTATGATATTATCCATGATTGTAATTGTTTTGTTTTATTTAAATCAAAGATACAACAAAAGAATGAACCCACCAAATAAATGATGGATTATTTTTAATTTATTTTAAAATTAATGTTTCATGATATAAACATCCTTTTTATTACCTCGCTTAATGCCATTACAAAGTCCACAGGCAATACACGTGAGGTTTTTTTGATTTTCTTTACTTGCGGGACAATTAACTGCATTAAGTACCTTAAAATCGCTTATTTTACTTTCAGCTACAAAGAAAGAACGAAAATTTAAAACATTTGCTTTTTTACGTTCTATTTCAGTATGTGTAGATGCCATTAAAAAATGATTATAAGTCTTAAATTGTGGTTTATTCCATTGGTGAGTATAACCTGTTGTTTTATCGCTTAAATTACTTAAGGTTTTAACAACATTTAAGGGCATTAAAATTGGCTCGCCATACGCACCAAAACGAATTAAATCAATTTTATTAGTAAATTTAACTTTATTAATAAAGGCATTAAAATCATTTTCATTAAATTCCTTAATGGTATGTAATTTTTTATTTAGACTTCTTAACATAGAGTTTAACCCTAAATTTTGTAACCCTTTATGTGTATAACAACCACCACTTTTACCGTTGTTTTGGTTATATGATAAAGGGCAATCTAAACAACTAACTTTATCATTTGTTAAACTCATTTCAATAACTTGGTTAATTGAAAAATGATACGTTTGCACAACATAACCAATACCAATTTTACTATTTTGTGAAACTTTTGCGTTTAATACATTAACACTATCTTTTAATCGGTAAATGTATTTAATATCTTTCATTCTAATGTGATTTGTTTTATTCCATACAAATGTAAACATTATAAATGAATTTACCAAATTTATTTTAAATAAAATGAAAATTTAACATTTAATATATAAAAAAAAAATAAAGGTAGATTGGAGTCTACTTCTCATCTTTTCTCGATTGCTTTTTGATATAGTAAAAATACAAAAAATAAATGAATCTACCAAATTTAATTAAAATAAATTATAAAAAAATATAAGGTAGGCTGGAGTTTACTCTTCCACCCGTTAGGCTCGCCCTTCGGTACAAAGATAAGAAAAAAAAATAACCCCACCAAATAAATGGTGAGGTTTTTTAAATTAATTTAATCTAATATTGTCAATTTCATCTTTACCAATATATTGATTAGAACCACCTGTCCAATCTTTATAATGTTTTGTTGTTCTAAATAACAATTTATCATAATCAAAGTGTCGAGTGTCTGAACAACTCATATAATAAGTTTGACCACTTGGTGAAGTGAATAAAATTGTGAAATAATAGAATCCATAAGACTTATCAATATCGGTACAACCTTTAGCAATTAGTAACTTACCAATACGATTCATTTCTTTTTTAGCCCATGACTTCCATGTGTTTGATAAGTCTGAACCAGAATAATTTTTACGTGCCATGATTATTTTGTTTTAATTATAATTCAAAGATACAACAAATAAATGAAACCACCAAATTAATGGTGGTTTATTTTATCTAAAATGTAAAAACCTCATTAGATAAGGAAAATGTGATTTCCCCATTACTATCAACTTTATTTTTAATTTCACGTTTAAGAGCGGTTTGTAATGCCCCTAATGAACTGTATTTTTCTGAATTAACACCCTTGTTAGTTCTAGTCCAAAGGTTAGCACCAAAGGAACTCAATTTACAATTAACTCCACGCCTATCTTTTAATATTACAGAAAAAACAAATGATTTATCTGATAAGTGTAAATTAATTTGTTTCTTACCCTCATATAAATCTTCAAGTGAAATATTTAAGGCTCTAAGGTTATTTACTGTATTTTCCATGATTGTTTTGTTTTATTTAATTCAAAGATACAACAAATAATCCACACTACCAAATATTATTGCATAAAAAAGGTGGAAAATCACCCCCACCTTTACAAAACAAAACATAATCACACCCCTCTTTGAAGTATTTGATGAGGGGAACGCTTATTCTTTCAGGGATTTAAACACCCTTTTACCATTTTCAGTTAGTCTGTACCAATTCAGTACTCGTCCAGTTTCATTGGTACTGCAAACCAATATATTTTTTTGGATTAATGATTTAACCTCACTTGGAAATGCTAACATCAATAACCGTGTATCTAAATCTCCTTTGTGAAATTCATTTAACCGTCTTCTTTTAAAACTTCTTTTTCGTTGCTAGTAAATTTCATTAATATCGTTTTTTATGTTTAGACTTTCGACTATATGATTTTTCCGATTGATGAACTTTTTCTTTTGCTGGCCAACCACCATTTTTTTCAAGTTCCATCTCACGGGATGCTTTACGCATCGCAATGTATTGTTGCTCTTTGGTTATTACTCCGATTTTCATTGTGATTTGTTTTGTTCTATACAAAGATACAACAAATAAATGAACTATGCAACTTTATTTTAATAATTCAGGTCTTAATCTTTTTATTGATTTTACATCAGCTTTTGTCAAGTTACTATTTTTCTTATTAAAACAACAGTTACCAAACATATCAGTTCTATACTCGTTGTTACCATGACATTGAATTATAACACCTATTTCCCCATTTTGCTTTACAACTTCACCTAATATAAACTTATCCTTTTTACTTGGATTATTTTCATATTCAAATAACCTATATTCATTATGATTAACTACCATTACACGAATCTATTTATATCGTTACCCACTAATTCTTTACATCTTTGGCCAAAATCAAAATCATCCATTAACATTAAGTTATCTTTAGTTTCCTTATCAAACCAAAATGATACACCCTCACCTTTAGTGTTTTCTAAAAGAATGCCATTTGTTACATTATATAACCCTTTAGCCATACCGTCACCTTCATTTAATTTGAATTGTCCTATTTGTCTTAATACTTTCATAATCTTGATTTGTTTTGTTCTATACAAAGATACAACTAATAAATGAAACTACCTAATATATTTAAATGTTTTTTCAAATGTTTTACCATCGAATACCACACCATATACTAATATCTCTCTATCACCCTCATTCGATAGCTCTATTGAACGATATTCCTTGTTAGGCTCAAAGGTATCGGTTTTCGTTTTAAGAGGTTCTGAACCTCTTAAAACTACTAACCCATGTTTTCTTATTGTTTCACTCATGATTGAATAGAATCTTTAAGTTGTTTTTGTGTTGGTGCTTTCCAATTAAGGATTTGACCTGTTTTCACATCAATATCAAATTCGATATAATCCCCATAATGTTCTTCTGGAAAATAATCTGGTACATAATTATCTCTCTCCCCAACTTTTACATTTTTTTCATCAAGAAAAGTTATGTGACATAAGTCAGATGTTTTACCACAAAGTTTAATTGTTTTAATCGCCATGATTGTTTTGTTTTATGTTCTATACAAAGATAAGAATAATATTCGATATAACCTAATTATTGTTAACTTTTATTTCAATATTCCAATTAAGTTTTTTAATTCCTATGCTAAATATATAAACCGTATAAACAAAATTAGACCACTCAAATTTTAAATAAAATGCAAACCATGTCCATGATAAAAACGTTAGTGTTAAACTCCTAGACGTTGGTTTACTTGCTGGAATAGTAACGTTATGCCACCCTGTTGCACCACCTCTCGGACCTCTTTTTTGAACCGATTTACTATAAGGTTTTTTAACCCCATTGGTATAATACCAAATGTCAATTATATAACGCTTAATATACTCGTTAATATACTTCCAAAATGATGCTTTGTAATCTTTACGGTATCCAAATTGATTATTAAAGAATATTTGATACCAAGTTAATTTTATTGCTTCCATAATTGTTATTGTCTTGTTATATCAAAGGTACGAAATCTTTTTGATTTAACCAAATCTAAATCTACTTTTTTTAACCATTGAGCTGTGGTTCTTGTGAACACATCACCACATTTACCATTTGAATCAATTGTGACCAACTCATGAAAAATCCTATCATCATCATCTCGCCAACCCATTTTTAATTCAACTTGAGTTCCAATTCGATTAACCTTGCCATATACTGGCTCTCTATCCTTCTCTTCAGGATATGGGTTAAACTCTACAATATCTCCTATTTTAATTCTCATGATATTAATTCGATTTTACCATTAAACATTCTAGCTTTTTTAATAGCTTCACCTCTTGTATATTCCATAATTTCACCATTACCAAATGCATTACCTAAATAACCCTCAATGATTTGGCTGGGTTTTGCGTTATGAGTTTCATTTAATTTAACTCTATAATAATTTGTTTTCATGATTGTTTTGTTTTATTTAAATCAAAGATACAACAATTATTCGATACTACCAAATAAAAAAGCAACTAGAAATAGTTGCTTTTAAAAAGCGATGTTGCCATCCCCACTCCACGCAATTATACTTTTTGAAAGTTTAGTGTTTCCACGCTTGGTTAACTGTTCCCATTTCCCAACCTGTGAAAATATCTTTGATTTTTCTTGCTACCGCTTTTAGTATTCGTTTCATATGTAAGGGATTAATTACCCCAAAGATACAACATTATTTTGAGATATGCAAATAAAATCTTATTTCTTTCTATCTGCGAAAATTTTATCTAATCTTTTTTGACCTTCAATCTGCGCATTAACTTCCTTTGCAGTCATTAAATGTGCGTATGGAAATCGATACGCATCACCCAATGGTAAATGAATTAACCCTAACGGTCGCATTTGCAATACCATATATTCAGCATAACCATCTGCCACTGGAAATCTAATAATCTCACCTGAATTCTTTCCTGTGTAACCCTTTGATTTGATGTCCTTTCTTAAGGCTTCCTTAAAATCTTCTTCATCTTTAAACCATTTATCACGGTTAAAGTTAGCGAAATCCATCTTTGGTAATTTAACGCTTTTTGGTACTCCATAAATGTTTTTGTTTTTCGTTTATACAAAGATAATAATAATATTTGAATTATGCAAATTAAGGTAATTTATACGCTATCTTAAAAAATACTACATTACCATTAACGTTTAATGAATATAAACGCATATGTTTTCCAATTCCACCAATTGGATTTAATTTATTTAAACGTGATTGTGACTTCTCATTAAATACAGGATTATCATTGATAACCCTCGCTTTATTCCCGATGACTTCAAGACTGTATCTTTTTGGATAAGACGTCTTAAAATTAAAATCTTTGTAAATAATGATGTTTCTGAATGTTTTCATGATTGAATTATCTTGTTCTCTACAAAGATACAAAATTATTAGATAACACAAATGTGTACAGAGATTTGGATAATTTAAAAATTGTCCTTATCTTTGTAAATAATGATGTTTCTGAATGTTTTCATGATTGAATTATCTTGTTCTCTACAAAGATACAAAATTATTAGATAACACAAATGTGTACAGAGATTTGGATAATTTAAAAATTGTCCTTATCTTTGTTTTAAATAAAAAATAACCATTTAAAAAATATTCATCTGTGTAATCTAATCCAGCTCTTTGCCAAATAAATGTAACCCACGCTTTTGATACACCTAAAACCCTTGCCGTACTTACATTGGTCATCTTACCAAAACAACTTAAAATTTGTTTTGTCTTACGACTCCTATAATCTATACTAGGCATTAATCTTTGGTTATTGTTTGTGAATACTCTAAGTCAATTGTAGTATCTTTATGTTGCATACCAGCAAAGCGATTCTGTCTATGCGTTTCAACCACTTGGTGACTTCCTTGTGGCTTCCAACCTTGCTCAATGTGGTCTTGAATTGTAGCACTCAAACCACTTGCACTTCGACTTGTTAATATCTTATATTGCATGGTTTTTAATTTAAGTAAATTGTAACGTGTTCAACTCTAATGATATTAGGGTTTTGATAACTTGGACAAGACATTAAACCTCTCATGATAGCATTACATTCTTGTATCATAATACTTCTTTGTTCGTCTTTGTAAAGTTCTTGTTCGCTCATGATTTCTTTTGTTTTGTTTGTTCTATTCAAAGATACAACATTATTTTGATTTATCCAAATTATCTTCCTCTTTTCTTGCAGAAATATCAACCAATCTACCGCTAGTACCTTTAAGATAAAAACTTACCTCATTGCCCTTGAACTTTAAATCCTTTTTTAACTCATCAAAACGCTTTTGCGAAAAAGTCATTTCAGGCACTTTGGCAAACAAACTCTTAACGTTATCACCTTCGTTAATAATTTCCTCATTGGCTTTCCTATAACTCTAAACAATTGCATTCCAATTAACTATGATTAAATTATAACTCTTTGGAAAGTTATTAAGAGTATATAATGTACTACCTCGTTTGAAATATATCTTTAACTTCTTACTCATAACTAAACGGTGTGAACATAACTAATAAAATACTCTTCAACATCAAACTCTTGGTTGTTAACCCTATCCATAAAGTCTGTGATTGGCTCAACTTCAATGTTTGAAGCATCTTCAATACCCAACTCAAACATAACCTTTTTAAGCACGTTGTGAGCAAATACAAACTCTCCCTCATCAAACTTAATTTGCGTGTTCTCTATCATTTCACAAGCCTTTCTTGGCTCACTAACTGAATTGCTTACTGGAATTAATACTATGAATGTTTTCATGATTTATTTTTTATTTAAAACAAAGATAAGGACAATTTTTAAATTATCCAAATCTCTGTACACATTTGTGTTATCTAATAATTTTGTATCTGTTTTAAGATAAACCGTTTATCAAATCTACCATTGGCGTGTTCATTACAACACTTGCTACAAGCAATACGATTATCTTTTATAGCTCTACTTAATTTATGACTTGGGCGAGTGTGACCGTTAGGGCAAATCGTTGTATATTTGCTTACAGGTCTTTCTAATAAATCATCGAATTGAGCATCGTTTGACGTTCTCCTACCATCACCACCATTCTTGATGAAGATATCACGCCATTGCCAATCATGACCTCTACCACCTAATACGGTATTGATTGCGTGGGCTATCTCATGTATCATCGTATTTTCCCACATCTTCATTTCTCTTGAACCACTCTCAATAAAGAATGTAGATAAATAAAGCGTTTTTCTACGTGGTGAACATAAACCTAACGCTCTCTTTCTGTCATTGAAGGCAAATTTCCAACCCAATTTATTCATGTTATATGTAACACCTCTATAAGCCCAATTTCTACCCATATAATCTAATGCCATATCTCTAACAGCATCAATATCAACTTTTGCCGTACACTTTTGTGTACCTTTAACTTCATAAGTCGGTGCATTGAACTTCTTTGCTTGATTTCCCGATTTAATTTGTATGAACATTGCGGCTCTATCTGTCATTGGTGTACCATAGTAAGCCACTATATCTAAATCTGAAAATCCGTTACGCTTTAACGCCTCATAACTCGGTGCGGTCTGAATGTTTGCTAATGTGTAATTCATTGTGATTTTTGTTTTACAAAGATAAGAAAAATAATTGGGACTACCAAATGATAGTCCCAATTTCTTTATATAGTCAAACCATTATAGGCCGATTGACTTTCAAATCTATCATGAATGTGATAAACTCGCTTACATCGACTGTCACTACTATAAGCTAAATTACCACCCGCCATTGGACCAATAACACCCGTTGGTTGAAGCATTGGGAATACTGAATAATATTCACCACCTCGATGTTCTGGAATGAATATGGTATTTTTATCTTCAATGTTTTTATATAACTTATAACCAGTTTCGCATGGTATCCAAATATTTTTTAAACTATCTGTAATACCCCCACAATTCCCTAATGGAAATTGAAATACATTAAGATTTAAAAATCTGTCATTCTCGTTGAAATTTTTTACTTGTTTCATAATATGTGATTTTATTTTGTTATTGCAAAACTACAACTAATATTTAATATACGCAAATATCTATTACATTTTTATGAATAACGCAAAAAGTAACTATTTCTATTAACAATAATTCAATAAATACGTTAAAATAATAAATTATTAATAAATCTTTACTCAAAACTTGTGTATCTCATTTATTAGCCTTATATTTGCCTAACAAATAACAATAAAACACATAAAAATTATGAACACTACAAAACTAATCACTGAAAATCAAGAAGTTAAAAATCAATTAACTATTACTGTTAAACAATTAGCTGTCATATTAGCCAACATTACTAAATCAACCGTTGTTAGTCTTACTTACTTTGTGGATGAAAGCAAATCGAAAACAATTCAAGGTCAAAAACAAGTGCAAAAAAGAGTAAAAGTAAATAACTTATACTTAAACCACAATTACACTAACAAAGTGCAAAATTTAACAGGCAACACAGAATTTGTAGCACATGAATTAAACGGTAAAGTAAGAATTTGTAGTACTATTATTGCAAGTCAGTCTAAGGCAAATTTCGGTAAATTAATGTTAGACGGTAAAATCCTACATACTGAAAGTACGAAAGTATTAGGTTATTTCCATAACGGTTTAGAAATTGAGTTAAACAAGAAAAATCCTACATTCGGTAGATTCGATTTAGTAGCACCAAGTTTTTACGCTGAAAGTAGTTATACTAGTGGACGTGGTACTGTAAGTGAAGAAAATGATTTTAGAATTATAACACCGTTTTTAGATAACATAGAAAGTATTAAGATACAAGGGCAAGAATATATTGTTAAATCTTAAAGAAAGTCGATTAAAACGTCTTAAAAAAAGCCTAACGAAAGTTAGGCTTATTTTTGTAAATTTAACATAATTTGTTTGGTGGTATTGTTTTTATTTTTTACCTTTGTATTGGATGACGGGCGCACTTTTAGTGGGAAGAGTAGACTCCAACCTACCTTATATTTTTTTTTAAGGTAAATGTTAAAGAAATGTTAAAATTATGTTAAAAAAATATATAACGCACTTTTATATATAAAAATGACTATCTTTGTACCGTTGCAATGAAGCAATGATATAAAACAAAACATTATGAAAAATCTATTTGACTTTGAGTACGTTGAAACCGAATTAAAAAATCAAGATGGGACAAAATCCAATTTTAGGCAAGTTTTTGGTCTTAATGGCATAAACGTAGTTTGCCCAAAAGGTACCTATCATATCGTTAAAACCACAGATTTAAGCAATTTAGGTAATGCTTTTATCGATAAAGGACATAACGTTACAACGTTCAACCATAGAAATGGTGAAACTATCGGGTTAAATGTTTCATTCGGTGAAAAACCTTCTAAAGTTGGTGAGAGTAGTTATAACCTTATGATTACAGTACCTAACAATGGTGGTGGTAAAGGTTATTTATCAATTAAACAAGTTAGGTTAATTTGTACCAATGGTATGGTATCAAATAAAACTATACACAAAGATAATTACATCAAAATTCCTCACACATGGAATTACAATGAAAGTATAAAATTGATGCAAAAATCAATTGACGGTTTCACTTCTTTATTAAAACAAGTGCAAGAGAGAGATTTGTTTTTAGAGGGTAAAAAAATGACTGAAACTGAAGTTATGTTTGAATTGAATAAATGGTTTTTTGAGGAAGAAATTCCTACAAGTCAAAAAAACGGTTTAACCTTTGACGAATTTAGAAAAGAATTAGTCATTAATCCTGATGCATTACAATGTATTAATCGTTACAATGAATTGAAATTAGCCTTCAAAAAAGAAATAGGTTATAACAAAGAATTGAATTTAGATTTATCTATGTACACTGCTTATGCAACTGTTACAAATTATCTTTCAAGACGTATTGAAAAATCGAATTCGAGTGCATCTAATGAAGTGCAAGTTGAACGAAGTTCTAAAAAATTAGAATACTTTGCTAAAATCTAAGCATAGTTTAAACGTACTTAAAAAGCCTAACATCATGTTAGGCTTTTTTGGGTTATGGTTTAAAAACTTTAACATAATATATTTGGTTATGTCGATAATTAATTACAGACGTTTTAAGCGTGGTTTATTATATAAGGCATAACTATATATGGATTATATTTGTACGTGCAATAGCAATAGCCATAGACCCCCTGGTGTAGGGGCTCCCTACATACCCCTCCCCCCGTATCCCCCCTTATATACCCCCCCGTACCCGTAGCCATAGGCGGGGTCGGACCTGTATAAAAATTTTTTAGAATTTTTTTTTGGGTAGATAGAGGTCTAAGTCTTTTTCGGAAAAAATTCGTAATAAATTCGGAAGGGTCAGTTTTCAAAATTTTTTTTGGGAAAATTTTTGGTCTATATTTATATACATGGCTTTAAAACATCTCATATCGTTTTTCCTACTATTAACATGTTCTCCGATGCAAGACATTCCATATGTTAAGTTGGAGCGCACATACACCGTATATGAGCAATCTTGTATTCAATCATTGAATATTATCAGAGTTGAAAACAATCTTCAAATGCTTATCTTGCATAATGGATTAAGTGAGTTGGCTATGGGTCATGCTATATATCTTTCTAAGAACAAGGTTATAAATCACAACAATTATGGTATACGTTTATATGTTGCACAGGATATGGGATTTATTGGTTTATCTGAGAATATTGCATATGGATATACTACGGTTGAGAGTCTTATAGTTGCATGGTTAAAGAGCGATGGTCATAGGGGCAATTTATTAGATAATATACATACGCATCATGGGTTTGGTATATCTTCTGATATTTATGGTAATATGTATTATTTACATATATTTTCACATTAATTAAAAGTTTTTTATAATATTATTTGGTTATATTGTTTTTATTTTGTATCTTTGTCAAAAATAAGATATGATTGATTTTAAGATATTAACAGCTTGCACCACATATGAGTTATCGGAGAAAATTAAAGAGTTTCTTAATGAAGGTTGGGAGTTATATGGTAACATGAGTGCTGTTGAGCGTGAGGTAAATGGCAATTACTCCAAGACAAAGGAGCATATGTTTTATCAATCAATGATATTAAAAGAAACTAAAGGATAAGGAGTATGAGTATTTGGTTGGCACAATACAGGAATTGTATTAATTGGCTGATGAGAGGCGCAATAGGCCCAGCAACTTATATTGGGTATTATGGGATAACGGCAGAGGTGGAATTTGCGAAATTAAACAATTAAATATATTATAAATTATGGGAACATTATTAGCATTAGTAGTAGGATTTGCATTAGGATATGCATATCATTGGTGGAAGAGTAATCCAAGCAAATAGAAATGAGATATAAAATAGAAAAGATATCAGATGATATGTTTGAGGGGTTTCATCCCAACGGGTATGATATTGGTTTTTGGGCTATAGGTACAATACCTTTAGGTGGTCCAGTAGTTGGTGAGCGTTTATTTTTCAATAGGGAAAACTACAAACCGTTTGCCACATCTATTGTTACTGAAGACATGGATGAAAATGGAGTTTTCAAGACTGAGAATTCAACATATAAATTAACCAAATTAGAAGACTATGAGTAAAGCAAGAAAAAAAGCGTCAGAGTTATTAACAACTTTTGGTTATCGAAGAATTTATGGGCCTAACGCATATACGGCCACAATGGAAGATTATGCTCTTTACCATAAGGATTTATTATATTTAAAGCCTAAGAATATGAAAGCCATTGACAATACTTTAAAGTGTGTTATTGAGATTTTAAAGACGACACCTATGAAGGTTGATTATATTGGTGATAGGTATGACCCATTGATATATGAGCGAGAGTTTCATAGTGATAGAGATTTCTGGGAAGAGGTTAAACTTGAGGTTGAGACGTTCAAAATAGATGAATCATGAAAACCCCATATCTAAGTTTTTATATTATATTTTTAACCTTCATTTATTTGATATTGCAAATCATATTGGTGAATTATGCTAACATCAACACCATTGTTTTCATTAACACAATAACAATAGCTATGATGAGTGGTAAGATTTGGCATTTGCATAAGAAATGTAAAGAAAAAGATGATATAATTTTGGTAATGGGGCATAAGGCAATAAACTTATATAAAAAAAATATTAAAACTTAAAATGGACATAAAAAAATGAATGGTTGGAGCACACAAAACGAAAAACTATACAATGATTTATCGATTGATGAACGTCATATGTTAAATAAGGCGATGATGCTTGAGCTTGAGCGTACAATCCCGTATTATAGAAAATCATTCAAACAATTATATTTCATAACCTTAAAGCGTAGACCTGATGAGTTGTTTACAGATAGAAGGGTTTCTGAAATGCAAATTCAATTATTGGAAGATGAGTTTTCAAAGCTTAAAAGGGTACTTAAAATAAAATAAGATTTACGGATATTAAATGGCAACTAAATTAGAAAAAAGTATCACTAGGGAATCTACCGAAACCATTGATGATAAGGAGATTCTTGTCACATTAACTGAGGGTCAAGAGATTGAGTTAAAATTAAAGGGTAAATGAGGTAAGGGTGAAGTAATTACCATCAAAGATTTATATAACTATTTAACTGGAGCTGAAACAAATTCTCAACCAAAAGAAGGGTCAGTTGTTGTTAGCAATGCACCTAAAAAGCGTGGTGATGAGAAGATGATATCATTATATGATTTAAGGTCACATAATGCGATATCGATGTTAGATTTAGCTACATTGACTAAATTTGACCAGATTATTAAAAGCGTGATAGAGAGTTATTAACATTTTTTTTCATTAAAAATAGTGGAAATTACGGTAAAACCGTACTTTTTATTAATTTCTTAATTCGATGAACGACCTTTTTTAATTTAATCCTTGATTTTAGCGTCATTTTAAGATATTTATTTATATACTAATTATGTGATATGTGCAACGTTACGATAGCTAAAGCCAAACTTCAAAATTTAAAAGTACGGACTGAAAAAGATTTATATGGTTTAGAATTTGATTCAATGGATTTCATGCCTTTAACCGAAGAGACTTATTTTAAGGTTAAAATGATATGTAACGATAATAATTTACTATGCCCCTTATACAAATATGGTGGTGAAATTAAATTCAGAGAAAGTGATGGTACTGTATTTTCAGTTTTACGTATATTGGCAAAAGAGCACGACATTTATTTAGACTACACAAAAATTCCTCATTAAAAACTTGTTTAATTAAAATATATTTCATATCATTGTATCAAATTACGATATATGACGGTAAAAGATACCAAATTCGAAGGGGTTAAGATAATAAGCAATTCACATTTTTACGATTACAGGGGTTGTTTCTACACTTCATACAACGAAGCAGAGTTCAAAGAAAAAGTTGGGGATTACAATTTTATTCAGGATAATGAATCCATATCACACGAAGGTGTTGTAAGGGGAATGCATTATCAAGAAGGTGAATATGCTCAAGCCAAATTGGTTAGGGTAATAAAGGGTTCAGCTATAGATGTTATTGTTGATATCCGTACAGATTCTCCAACATTTGGTAAACATTTAGTTGTTGAATTGGATGATGATAGTAAAACTCAATTAATGATACCTAGGGGTTTTGCTCATGGTTTTATGGCGTTAGAGGATGATACGATATTTGCATATAAGATTGATAATGTGTATAATCCATTAGCTGAGCGTGGCATTATTTATAATGACCCGAATTTGGCTATTGATTGGAATCAATATTACACAAAATCGTTGATAGTATCTGGTAAGGATTTATTATTACCAAAATTTAAAGACATTATTTTTTAGTAGGTCTTCTAGCTACAACATTTTTCTTTTTACGTTTTTTCTTTTTACGTTTCCATGTAGGTTGGCCTAGAGTTTTCTTTCTTAGGCCCTCTTCTATCAGAGCTTTATCTACTTTAAATTTTTCTGTAAGGATACCTATATTGATATTCCATTTAATCTTAGAGCGTTCTATATGTTCTTGGAAGCATGTGCCCACGTATAGTTCCACTGTAGTCTTGTCCCATTTATTTACTTTTGCTATATGGTCATAAGCTCTTTTCTTTTTACCAATTGCAATAGCTCTACCAATATGTTTCACCAAATGACATTTTGGGCATAATGAGATAAGTCCTGTTAGTAACTGAGTGCCATCGCTTTTATATTCCCAAATTTCATGACATTCTAGGGCATGGCCATAGCCTTGGTCCAATCCTGATTCTTTACAAATTTCACACTTAAACTTTGCTTTACTATAGGATTCTTTTCTAAGTCTATCCCATTCGCTTGTGGGTAGGATTGAGCGCACATTAGTATAAAATGATGTAGAAGGTACGAGTTCGATAGTTAATTTAGGGGTTTTCATAATATGAATATATTTATATTAAACAAAAAGTAAATATTTGTGGGGTTATATAAAATATATAAATCGGTATTAACTGAAGGTAATGTTGAAAAATGTATTACCTTATTTGGCAACGAGTTATTTGGTGATGAATTAGGTGGTACAGAAAAGAACACGCCAATTGAAAATAGGTATAGTGATGAGATTTCTGATTTCACTGATAACATGTATGGTGAAGAATTAAAGCCTGAATTCATGAATATGATTAAAACCTTAAAGGCTTGTATGGGTCAGTATTCCGAAGTTTTAATACCAGAAGAAACTCGTGTTTTTAGGGGTACAATGATACCGTTGAAATATTTTGTTAAGAACAAAGAAATTATTAATCTTGAAGGTGGTGGTAATAAGTATAATTATAAGGCTAAGAGTAAGGTTCAAAGCTGGACTGTAAATCATCAAATAGCCAATAAATTTGGTGATAATTCACAATTAAATAGGTATGCTAAACAAATTAATGTTGATGATTACGATTCCCCAATAAAGCGTAAAGAATTATTAAATGATTTAATTTCAGAGAATTTATATTTAGGGTTTCGTTTAACTTATAACACCACTATCAACGATTTTTTATTTAAATCAAAATATTTAAATCGATTATCACATAATGGTGATGAAGATGAGATAATTAGGGTTACTAATGGGCCTATTATTGTTGACGCTTATTTAAAAACTGGCGTTGGCACTGATTTTAATGGTTTAAGTTTCAATTTAATTAAATTAATCAACTTGGCCATATTGGGTAAATAACTATATTTGTTCAAACGTTTTTGAGTTATATATTTTAAATTCTTTAAAGAATTTCCATCTTGGTACCAGCCATCCTTTGGTGTTAGAATTTGAATCTCCAGAGAAGTTTTTAAAGATAAGGTTTTGTTTATTATCTTCAATTAATTTTATAACATCTTTGGTTTTTATGTACCAGATTTCGTCAAGGTATTTATAATAAGTAACAAACCATTCGGCTTCCGTCACCATAACTCCAGAATCTTTACCTCTACATTCAACTTCTACGAATATATTTCCAGTGTCATAAGTCGGTTTGCAGAAGAAATCGGTCTTAATTTCGTATTTTATCTTACGACCATTTCTTTCTATAAGAGCATCATATCGCTTATCATTATTTTTATGTATCAGGGTTCCCCCAAGTTTTTTTAGATGTTCTATTACGACATTTTCGCCCTTTTCACCCTCGTTTAAGTCCTTATTAAAATCATAGTGTGCCATAGATAAATTTTAATTCAAAGATAACGATTTTTAGAAAAAAGTCAAGCTATTTATAGTATAAGAAACCTATAATACTCTATGAAACTGAGACCAAATGACTACACAACGATATCATACAAAATATTTTTAATTATAATGATATTGGCTCAAGCCCATTTAATATTATGTCACGTAAATGAATTACATTTGGTAGGCGAGATAATTAGCTGTGCGTTATTAGTTTATTTAGTGTTTAGGTTTTATTTATTAAATAAGTTAAGTGTTGAAGCTCAACACTTGTCACTGACATTACATCAATTCTTACAAAAGGATAAGAAACAGTGTGATGATTGTAAAAAGAATTGTGATAAATGTTAAAGTTTGAGCGATTTGACATAATTACGGACCAATGGTTCGACATCGGTTTGGTTAAATCCAAACACATAACAAACAGTTTCAATGATATCAGAAGTGATAGATTCATGACTAATTTGGCCAGTATTAATTTGATAGATTTTTCTATCCTGTCTCACATACCCGCTAGGGGTTATGATGACACGCATCCATTTGGCCTTGTCACCTCTAATCCTTTTGATTGGAAATTTTTGTTTAATAAATTTCGTAATAACTTTTTTAGTTTTTTCGTCCATAGTTATTAATAAATATTTGTTTATATTGAATAAATTTAGTATCTTTGTAACAATGAAACGAATTCCTTTAAATTATTACGTTAATTTATTTATTACTGGGGAATGCATTAAGTACTACAAAAACTATAATACGAAGGGCACATCAAGTGATTGTTTTTCTTGGTTTGGTTATGTAGAGACATACATTAAAAGTAATAGTAAGCTTCCAGCAACGATAGAGTTGTTAATTGTGAAGTTAAATAGAGATTTGGCTGACGTTTATGGGTTTAACCCAGATAAGGCCATGGAATGTATTATCAATTATTTTGTTAATACCAATTATAAGAATTACCTAGATTTCGTTATGATACGTAATGAATATTTAGAAAACAAAAATTAAAAAACAAATTAAATTATGACACAAGAAGTCACAAGCGAAAGTTTTGATTCGCTTTTAAAAGAAAAAGAAGTATTAGTAGTAGATTTTTGGGCACCATGGTGTGGACCATGTAAGACATTAGGGCCGATTATAGAGTCGATTCAGAATGAAACCAAAGATGAAAACGTTAAAGTAATAAAAGTAAATGTTGACGAACACAGCGATTTAGCTGCTAGGTATGGTGTTAGGAGCATTCCTACAGTGATGTATTTCAAAGCTGGTAAGTTAGTTGATAGGTCTGTAGGTATTAGGCCAAAAACAGAAATAGAAGGTATTATTAATAGTTTAAAGTAACTTAACCTAATTTATGCTATTAAAACCCTCCTAAAGAGGGTTTTTTTTAGTTTATATGTATATTTATTAGTATGAGCAAAAAATTAATTATAACGGAGCGTCAATTCAGGGCCATCAAGAATCACATTGATGAGACTGTGGCTAATATCAGATTAAGAAATAGAATACATGAATTTCTTCAAGCTGACTATGAGCCTAGTGGTGGTGTTGAAGAGTTAGCCAATGAGTTTTACCCAAAGGCTTTAATCAAGAAAAAAATCAATGGTGAAGTGATTACGCCAGAGGCGTTATATAAATATATGCAGCATAAATTTGTTGGTGTTGATAAGTCGATATTAAAAGATTGTTTAGAAGGTTGGTATAATGGGGATTATAACAAAGAGACTGGTATGCGAAAAAGAAAATAATTATTATTGAATAATATTAAAAGCCTATCTTCTAAGTCTCAGAATGATAGGTTTTTTTTTGGAAATTTAATATTAATTTTACATAGTTTGCGGGCTAGTTTCGATATTTATAAATAACATAAAAAGGTAATATTATGAGAGTAACAAACAAAAACCTTACTATCTTGGGAGATAAATTTTCAGGTAGAATTCACAAAGCTTTTAGAAGCAGTTCAATCAATAAATTTTATAGCAACATTGAAATCGACAGGATGATAACCTATAACGAAATTTTAGGTGAGTTTATTGATTTAGGAAATTATGATTTATATGAAGAGTTTGAAACCAGACTTATAAATGGGGAAAACCCAAACGTTATATTAGAATCGATTCTAATCAGAGACGAGAATAAAGCAACTTTAGGATATCTTTTAGCCACCGTTCAATATTATATTGATAGTGACATAACAAAAATATTCATATAAAGTTGTTTTTTACAAAAAATTTATATATCTTTGCACTTTAAAGACTAACATGATTGATGTTGTGACAAAGGAAAAAACGCCAATTAAACGAATTGAATTTCTGGCGAAGAAATTTGATGTGTTTGATGATGAAGAATTTAGTGAAATATTTTCAGGTGGAATTACTATTGCTGATAATAATGGTCATTTAACCAATCAGAATTTAGCAATTCGAACTGGAGATGATATTTATGGTGTTCATACATGGAATGAGCGTAAATATAAGAACACTGGTGAGTTTGTTGTTGGTAAAGTAAGGGTTTATGAGGGTGTATTCATAAAGATGGTTCAATCGGACCCAACTGGCCATAAGGAGTATGTACAATGGATGCTAACAACGTTTGTTAGGTTTATTAAAGAAGGTAAAAAAGGTGAAGCAATTAGGTTTGCTTCTGAGGATTTGGATGTTGCGGCAGAATATTTAGAAATATTTCATTCTGTAAAGAATAAACCTAAATTTAAATCGATGTGTGCTGGTAATTCAGCATTCAAAGATATAAGCGACCCATCGAACATCAATCAATATAGGGATTTATCACATTTATTTGATGCGGTTGACCCATATATTGATAAGAATGCTAGTAAACTTGAAAAGGATATTAGGATTCTAACCAAGTTAGGACATGGTAAGATACCATATGAAGATAGAAGGGTGATGGTTTTTATACCTAAGACTATTAAAGCTAGTAGATTATTTGCTAACTTTACTAGATGGTGTACAACAAGTAATAAATCGACTTTTGAAAGTTATGCTCATAAGTTAACGTCAAAGAAGACTAAAGCGCATTTGTATATAATCATACCGAAGACGTATTTGTTGCAAGATGATGACCCTAAAAAGACTCATGAGTTGTATCAATTTCATTTTGAACAAGCGCAATTTATGAATAAGGCTGATAGGAGTGTTAGTGGTGACATGAATTCTCTTATTAGAGATAATGTTGGTTTGGCTGATTATTTTTATGATTTGTTAATAGATTTTGCTAGGGCATCTCATAAAAATTATCAACAAAATGTATATGTTACAGCGTTAAGAAAATTTGGTTTTGCAGATATTACATTTGAAGTAATGCCGCCTGATACTGAAGAAATTTGTATTTTGAAAGAGAATTTAGGTGGAATGAAAAGTGTTGGGAAATTTAAAAATGCTTATAGTATAATTCTAAGGGGTTGTACTATAACTGAAATTCCTGAGAGTATTGGAGAGTTAGAAAAATTGGGGAATTTGTCAATCCCTTATAATAATTTAACGAAACTACCGAGTAGTATTAGTAAATTAAAAAATTTGACAGTAATAAATATTTCTGGTAATTATATAAAAGAGATACCAGAAACGATAAAAGAATTAGATTTGTCTAACGGTGGTAGTTTGGAGTACTTATCTTATGGTAAAGGCTTTCTCAGTGATGAGTTAGTATCGAAGCTAAAAATATGGTTACCAAACACTATTATTAATGAATTTAAAGGACTTCTAAACCAATAAGAATATTACCCTCTTTATATTTTTATTTGTTTAGTTATAATTAAATAAATAAAAATTAGAAAACATGGAATTAGAAAACATGGAATGGAAGAGGGTGAACCACGGAAAACTTGGTATGCCATTAATTGATTATTTGGAAAAAATAATTGATGAACAAAATGAATTAGGTAGAAAACTTAAAATTTGTGTAGGTACTGATTCACAAAAAAATGGCAAAGGGTTTAAATACGCTACAGCTATTATTATTGAGATGAAACAACCTATGGGTATGCATTATGGTAAAATGGAATACAAAGGGTTGGGTGCTATGGTAGTTTATGGTGTTTTTCATGAAAAACGTAGACCTTCAATCAAAGAAAGAATGCTTAAAGAGGTGCAAATGTCAATAAACGTATGTTTCCATATACTTGATTTAATCGAGTTATATGACATTGACATGGAAATACATGCCGATGTGAATCCAAACCCAATGTGGGCTTCTAACATTGCGTTTACGGAGGTTGTAGGTTTCTGTAAAGGTATGAGTTTTACTTATAAAACAAAACCGTTTGCGTATGCCGCAAGTTCGGGAGCTGACAGGTTGTGTACCAGATAGTTACGAATTTAAAACACCCATTAGGGTGTTTTTTTATATAATAATTGTCTTCTGCACAGGTAGCTGCATACTTATATATAAAAACGGTTCAACCGAAGAATATGACTCAACTAATTTAGTGATTAAAAAAGAATATTTAGCTTGGAAATGGTTTCTGGGTCTACTTTTAACATTGATTCCATTTATAAATATTATTGGATTTCCTTATGTTATTTATAGAGGTGTTGTGAATATTACAAGTAAATACACCAACGTAAATGAATTATATACTAATACTATTAAAGTTCGTGATAGGAGATATAATAGTGGTTATAGAAATGAGCTTGTCACTAAAAATAGAGTGGTTAAATTATTAAAAACTGATGATGAACTTAAGTTCACTAAAATAAAGGGTATTGGTTATTTAGTTATTGCGTTATTTTATATACCATTAGGTTTATACCTCTATTTAAATAAATAACTATATTAGATGCATATGCCGCCTCAAGTGGCGCAGATAATTTATGTCATGGTGGATAAAGAATGGATTGATATTAATGATGAGTCACCGATATGGTATAAACCCGTATTAGTGTATTGTGCAAGTAATGGTCATATGGTTGTTGCTTGGAAGCATACTGATGGTGAAGAAATAGATTTTACAGTGTTTGACACTGATATTATTTTAACTGAAGAGGTTACTCATTGGCAATATTTACCAGAATCACCTAAATAGTTTATATTTTTAGTATTTTTGTTTGTTTTTGATATATTTATTATTAAATAAATGAAGTCATGACAAACAAAAATATTAAAACTGTAAAAATACAAGAAAACAAATTAGTTGACTTGATTAATGATATTGTTGAAAAAACAATTCTTGAGATGAAGTTAGTTCCAGCTAAAAAAGCTCTTAAAACCAAAAAAATTACCGTAACAGAATCTCAATTAAGAGAATTACAAGCTAAAGGTGCTAAAATTAATAGTATCGTTAAAAAAAAAAGTAATTAACGAGGTTCAAAGTTATAACCAAAAAAGGTTATGAGCGTTGCTAAAAAAGCTAAAGAAATTGTTCCTGATGCATATGATGAATTATATGAATTAATGATTGCATACGGGGAACAAATCCCAGCAAGTAGAGTTAACAACATCCTAGCCAATTACGATTTATTGTAAATAAAAAGACTAACTTTCGTTAGTCTTTTTATATTTACTTCTCTCCCATCACCCCTTATATTTCCAGTATGGAAATAAAAATTATAGAAAAACTACAAAAGGATGGCAAAGTTTTAACTTCAATAGTTAATCAAAATGAATTTACTAAAGCCGCAGAGAAGGCATTTGATTGTAAAACAGATGGTTACAGTACTTTTACGTCATGGGGCATGCCTACCAACTTACCTAAAAAATACAATATTGGTGTAATATATGGTGCTTCTGGATGTTTAGGTTTAGGCACTAAAGTATTAATGTATAATAATACATTTAAAAATATTGAAGATGTTATTGAAGGTGATGTATTAATGGGCCCCGATTCAACGCCTAGAAATGTAATTAAATTAATTAGAGGGGTTGGACAAATGTATTGGGTTCGTCAAAATAAAGGGTTTGATTATAGAGTTAATGAAACTCATGTTTTATCTTTAAAAAATAGAAGAGGTATTACGATTAGAAAACAAATTAATAATATAAGGAAAACAATAAATTATTACCCACCAGATGAAAATAAAATTATTAATATAAGTGTTAAGGAATTTATACAAAAAAGTAAAAATTTTAAAACAATTATGAAGGGTTATAAAAGTAATTTAATACAATATAAAAATGATAACTCCGAATTAACAATAAATCCATATTTTTTAGGTTTATGGTTAGGTGATGGCGATTCAAATGGTTTGACCATTACTAATATAGATGCTGAAGTTTTAGGTTTTATTAAAAATTATTCAATTACCTTAAATTTAAAGTGTAGTATTAAAGTAAATGAAAATGGGGTTTCTAGATGTTTAATTAATAATGGTAATATAGGTAAAAATAAATCTAACAATTTATTAAATAATTTTAAACTATATAATTTAATAAATAATAAACATATACCAATTAATTATTTATCTAGTTCAGAAAATAATAGGTTAGAGTTACTAGCTGGTCTATTAGATACTGATGGAAGTTACCATACTAAAAAAAATTGTTTTGAAATAACACAAAAAAATAGTGTATTAAGCGCACAAATAGCTCAATTAGCTAGGAGTTTAGGGTTTTATGTTAGTAATAACAAATCTATACGAAAAATTAAATCAATAGGTTTTGAGGCACTTTATAATAGAATACATATATTTGGTGATTTAGATAGAATACCAACTAAAATAAAAAGAAAGCAAGCTAAAAAATCTAGTAGAAAATGTAATTGGTTGGTAACTGGAATTAAAATAGAAAAAGACATTGTTGATAATTTTTACGGATTTCAATTAGATGGGGATAATTTATTTTTATTAGAGGATTTAACAGTTACCCATAATAGTGGTAAATCTACATTGCTTAAAAACTTTGGTTCCGAGCCTAATTATAGTTGGGATTGTAATGAAGCTATAATATCTCATTTTGATAACCCTGATGAAGCTATCAACAAATTAAGTGCTGTTGGATTAAATTCTATTCCAAGTTGGTATAAACCGTATAACGTTTTATCTAATGGTGAGAAGTTTAGAGCCGATTTAAGCCGCTCAATTAGAGATAACGCTATAATAGATGAATTTACGTCTGTAGTCGATAGAAACGTAGCAAAAGCAGCTTCAATGGCCTTATCCAAGTATATTAAAAACAATAATATTCAAAATGTGGTGTTGGCAACCTGTCATGAGGATGTTTTAGAATGGTTGGAACCTGATTGGGTTATTAATACGAATACAGGGGAGGTGTATGACGGAAATTTTATCAAAGGCCAGACATCAATATCGAAATATATCGAACAAAGTATAGTGTCTGGCCAATGTTTAAAGACCATCACTATTTAGACGCTAATATATCTAAAGCCAGTTGTTGTTGGGTTGGTGTTTGGAATGGGCATATTGTTTGTTTCGGTGCTAGTATGACTATGCCATCAGGAACATTAAAGAACGCATGGCGAGGCCATAGGACTGTTGTGTTACCTGATTATCAAGGTATGGGTATTGGTGTTAGGTTTTCTGATGCGATAGCTCAGATTCATATTGAAGAAGGTAAACGTTATTTCTCTAGAACAGCACACCCACGAATGATTTATTATAGAGAACATTCTGAATTATGGAAACCAACTAGTAAACATAAAAAATTACGAAGTGATATTACGCATAAAAATATATTTAATAATCATTATGCTGATAATAAAAGAGTGTGTGGAAGTTTCGAGTATATCGGATTAAAAAAATCTATCTAATATGAAATTTAAATCTACCATATTTTAAATTGGTAAGATAATATCGTTAGAGTTAGTTAATGATTTAAAATTACCATTTCTAAATAAATCTCTAGCAAGTTCTCTAGCCATTGGTAAGGTTTTAACTTTAATTTTTAAAGAATCACCTTCAATATCTTTATTAACTCTATTTTTTGTTACTATATAGTGTAACACTTCTCTTCTAGTAATTGCGTTTGTACTCATAATTTTAATTAGGTTCCATTTGCGAACCAATATATTGTTTTACATTCATGACATTTATGATATTCGACCCAATTTGCGCCATGTCCCATGTCATTGCTATATTCATAATAATTATAATATTTTGGCCATCGTTCACCAAAAACCTCGTATTTATAAGGATTTTCAAATAAGCCATTGTCTGGTGGCTCTTCTTCACACTTTGGGCAACAAAATGAATGACCTTTAACTTCAATAGCTTGGTCCTTCAACCATTGCGGTGTTTTAGGGTTATCTTTTTTAATTAAATCCATTAATTATATTTTTCAATCTCCGATACAATTTTTTCGTAAACATCATCTTGAAGATTATTGTGTAACGTATCCCATTCACGTTTAAGTGTTTTAATTTCAGATATTACCTCAATAACTTTATCAGCGGCATCATATGCTTCACTAACTTTATCCCCATTTTCAACATCGCTAAATCTAAACCTCTTTAATGTGTTGACGTATTTATTGAATTCTTTCTTGATAAAGGTTTGTAAATCCTCATAATCATCCTTTTCTTCAACCCATTTTCTAGGTTCATTTTCTGAATCCCATAGAATTTCATTACCAAATTTAATCCAACAATAATAACCACTGGTTTCGTAAGTAAAACGAGACATCATTTTAAAATTAGATTTAATGTGGAACACACCAGCACTATAATTATCAATTTCTTCGTTTAAGTTGTTTAAAATATCGTTAATATTATTTATATTTATCATATTATTCTAAATTAGTTATAAATTGTTTTAATTTATCAGCTTCAATAATACTTAATTTTTTTGAAGCCGAAATTGCATTTATCATTAATTTTTCATCATAATTTAGTAGTTCTTTAAAAAACTCAGTTTTTACGGTTTGGCTATATTTATTAAGCCTACTCATCATTTCACGCATTAAACCTTCATCACTAACTTCACTAATGTATTCATCGATATAAACATTAGCTGTACATTGAATTTCGATTTCTTTACTCATTTTAATCTTCTATTAACACCAAATTATAATCTTTGGCAACTTTAGTTAATATTATTTTTAATTTATCAATAACATTATCTATTTGAGTGCCATCATTTTTACTAGTCATGAAGTACCGTTCCCATAACCAACCTCTTAATTCACTCAAGTTATCAAAATCATGAATTATTTTATTTTTTTTCTTTAAATTATCTAATAAAAGATAAGAATAGCTTGGAATATCAATGCTTGATGATAATTCAACAAAGGAATAACCATTTTCAGTCTTAACCCACACTTCTAAATCCAATAAATTATCTCCTTTTTCATTTCTAAGATATAGCGTCATTCTTCATTAAAATTTTCTTGATGTCTCATAAAATTCAACAACAATTTAGTTATATTTTCATTGCCAGAAGGGTTAGCACTATGCACAGTCCATTGTGGTAACGTTTTTTTATAATCTAAGCAATAGTCAATAAGCATTTTGGCACAATCCATACCAGTTTTTTCTTTAAACTGCTGTTCACTAGCCCAAACATGATAATCATTATATCTATCTTCGGGTGTATAATGTTCATCTGCCAAATCATGGTCAAAAGATATTCTATCTGGAAGCCCATGATTATAAATCCATAGTTCAAATTCATTATATGATTTCACCCATATGATTTCACCCTCATTTAAATAATCAGGTGCATATTTTTGAATCCAAATGTTATTAGCGAATGGGTCTCTAATATCATCCAGCCACATCAGAACTCTTTTTTTCATTTTCTCTTCCATGTTTTTTTTATAAATAGGTCTTTAAAATATTAAAAATTCGCTAACAAACACCAATGAAATTTTTACTCATTATCTACAATCCAACGATTTAATAATTTACCATCCATAATTGGGAAAAAATCAGCATCACCCATATCATCAATTGGTACTTCAAAATAAACAACATACCCATTATTAATTGATGTTTCGTAATATGCCACACCTTTTCTAATCATTAATAATGAAGCTTCAGGTTTTTCCTTATATAAAGCTTTTTTAATTTCTATATTTGTCATTTTATTTAATTGGTTTTAAAAACATCATTATTTTATTTTTACCTTCCATTTTTGGCAACGATTCAGGTGTGCCTATTCCTAATTCAGCGATATCTACTGATATTTTCAAGAGCAATTCTTGACCTTTATCTTTAAAGATATGCTCACGGCCCTTGAAGAATACGAATATTTTAACTTTATGCCCTTTATTTAAAAATTTAACAATGTTACCAAATTTAGTTGCCAAATCATTTTCATCAGTGTTAGGCCTGAGCCTTATCGCTTTTAATTTTGGTGTTTTTTGTGGTTTAACAATTTTATCTTTTTTAAAGACAAATTTGTTATAATCCATTAACTTACAGACTGGAGTCTCTTTACCTTCGTCTACCATCACTAAATCTAGGTTCAAATCATCAGCTAAATTCATAGCTTCTTTAATTCCATAGATACCCCTTTCAACATTATTACCAACCAACATTACTTTAGGATGCCTAATTTGGTTATTGGTTTTGTGTTGTTCTTTTTGCTTTTTCACTAATTTTTAGTCTTGATTTCTTTGCCATCTTTATAAGTAGTAATTTTAATATTATTACCTTTGGAATACTTAAGGCTTATTACCCAATCTAAAGTTACTTCAATACTACTTTTTGTCATGTGTTAAAATAAATTAAAAATATTAATACGGTCAATATAAATTCGTTCCGCATAATCACTATTACCAGTGTCGGTCCACTTTATCATATAAAGTTTTTGTCTTTCGGTATCATAATACACTTGATTATCTCTATTAGGTATCATTCCTTCTGGTAAGTTTTTCATATTTAGAATCCTTTATAAGTTTGATTAGAGAATCTAGCTTCTTCAGCAAAGCTTGCTTTATCCAATACATAGTATTCAAACTCTTGTTTGGTTAAATCAACATTTTCATTGATTTCCCATTCAAATAGTTTAATAATTTCCTCATATTTGTGAGCGTTATTAACAGGTTTAATTAAATGTAATGAAATGTTAAAATCACCTGAATCAATTTTATCTTTCAATTCAACTAATTGTTTATTAACTTCTTCGATGTAAGCTTCTACAGCTTCATCATAATCTTTAATATGCGCTTCTTTGTTAGTTTTAAGAGTTTCAATCAATTTTGTCTTACTAATAGTTACAATTCTACTCATGTTCTTTTAAATTTATACGCAATATAACCAAAAAAAAACGATATAAACAAGTTATACCGTAATTTTTTTTAAAATATTTCTATAAATTAATGACCTCTATTTAAAATTAGATAGTTTGGAGAGATTCTAGTAAAACCTAGTTTATTCCAAAACGCAATCCCTTCTGGTTTTGGTGCTACAATCAATGAATTAATTTCTTTGAATGTGCCCCATAAAGATTTAACTGCTTCGTTGATAATATAAATCGTTTCATAATCTTTTTTGAATTTAATACCAACTATTTCTAAGGTTTTTTCAGCATTAGCTGGTTTAACCATAAGAATTCCAGCATTACGGTCATTATATTCAACCAATATGCTAATACTTTCAGGGGTTTCATCAGTAATTTTTAATTCTGTTTGTTCCCTAAGCATTCTTTTAATCATTGGTTTTAATGATTCTGTCATTTTCTTTTCAGCCTTTTTCAATTCTTCATAATAATCTATGAATTCATAGATATGGTCAGATGCGATTTCCTTAGCAAGTTCTTTACTATCGGTATGCTCCATTTCTATTTTAACACCTTTAGCTATGGCTTTTTTAATTACATCTACGGTAGTATTATGCTTTTTCGCAATATCTTCAATAGATTTTTTATCAGCTAAACCGCCTTTGATTTTATCAGACTCATTGACATTTGCGTGTAGTGCCGCTAAATATTTTTTAATATCGCCTTTAGTGCAACCAACTTTTGTACCACCATCTTTTTTATAAACGCAATATTCATTACCAACTTTTTTATATGTATATGGCATAATACTTTTTATTATAAATATGTTATTAATGTATAATAGTTATATGACTTGGGTCAAACACCATTCTTACGGTTGATTTAATTGAACCACCCTCATAGGAATCCAATACCCCTATAACATCAATATAATCAAAACCAAACCATTCACCTAATACGGCAACAACATCTGTTTTAAGGCCAGAATCAGTTTTTTGAGAAAATTGCAAGTTGTAGATTAGATACCTTACATAAAGTTAGTAGAGAGCTTGTTGAATCTTACGATTTAATAAGTATCGAAGATTTGAATGTAAAAGGTATGATTAAAAACCACAAACTATCCAAGCATATTGCTGATGCAAGTTGGGGTAATTTTGTAACACTTCTTCAATACAAATGTGATTGGTATGGTAAAGAACTTGTAAAAGTTAATCGTTTCTATCCATCATCAAAAACGTGTGGGGATTGTGGTTGGATAAATGAAAATTTAAAACTTTCAGATAGGGAATGGACTTGTAATTCTTGTGGTGTAATACACGATAGAGATGTTAATGCAAGTATAAATATCTTAAAAGAAGGTTTAAAAATATATCGGCAGGGACTGTCGATTACAAAGGTGGAGAGTAAATCAGACTTTGGCAACAAAGCACGCTCTATGAAACCAGAAGCCCATCCCATCGCCTTTGGCGTGGGTGGGTAGTTCACTCAGTAATTTTGGCCGTTATACCATCTTTTATGGAGTAAGATAATTTTATGGTTCCACCATCTTTAAGCTCACCATCCATAACAGCATCTGTTATAGGGTCTTCTACATATTTTTGAATCGCTCTTTTTAGTGGCCTAGCACCATATTCTTTATGATAACCTTCTTTGGCGATAAAATCCATTGCGGATTTATTAATAATTAATTTGTAATTTAATTCGGCTATACGGTCTTTAACTTCTTTAATTTCATTCTTGATGATAACACCAATATTTTCTTCACTAAGTGAGTTGAAAATGATTGTTTCATCGATTCTATTTAAGAATTCAGGTTTGAATTTATCTTTTAATGCTTTCTGAATGATACTTTTAGCCCTATTTTCTTCATCAACAATAGTATTTTTAGTGGCATAACCAATACCACTACCAAATTGTGATAATTCTTTAACCCCAATATTTGAGGTCATGATAATCAAACAGTTCTTAAAGTCTACTTTCCTATCATTGCTATCAGTTAAATGACCTTCATCTAATAATTGTAATAATAAATTGAATACATCATCGTGGGCTTTTTCAATTTCATCAAATAGAATAACTGAATATGGTTTACGTCTAACAGCTTCAGTTAATTTACCACCTTCACCGTAACCGACATAGCCTGGAGGTGCACCAATTAATTTAGACATTGAGTGTTTTTCCATGTATTCTGACATATCAACACGAATCATTGAATCTTCGTCACCAAATACGTGTGCAGCTAACACTTTAGATAAAAAAGTATTATGTGACAAAATACCGTTGGTATAATATCTTCGATTAGACCCTTCTTTAAGTTCAAGGTCATACATAACTTCTTCGTACCCTAAATTAGTCACTTCAATGACTTCAGATTCACCTAAAATACCATCTTGTTCAACAAGTATTTTATCACCCATATTTAAATTTTTAACAAAAACTTCCTCCATATCGTCTTTATAAAATACAATATGGTTATCAGCACATTTAAGTTCTTTTCCATCACTTAATTTAAGATGATATATTTCGTATGGAATTGTTTCATGTAGTGCTTCTATATCAACCCAACCGTTAGGTGTTTCAACTTCATATTCACTTACCTGAGTTGATTTGGTGATTTTCTTCAATGAATTAAATTCATCTTTATCAAATAATAAAACATTATTACTAACCCTTTTTTTTATTTCCTCAATTCTATCCATTTATTTTTATTTTTATGTTAATAACGCAAATATATAATTTATTTTTAATTAAACAAAATTATTTATACTTATTCTTTTAATTTTATTTATTAATTGAGTTATATTAATTTAAGCTTCTCTTTTAATTTATTAAATTCTTTTCTACCACTAATCAATCTACATATTTTAGGTTTTATTCTAATGGTATCACCCAAATCTTCTGTTTCTATATCCAAATCTAAAATTATGTTAAACAAATCACCTAAATAATCTTTATTTATATCAACCCAAGGGTATGGTAACCCATAATTTTTATGACCCCAACAAGATGCTTCAGTACCTATCCCATTATAATTTAAAATGACAACTAATTCTCGAACACCCTCATCAATCCTCATACCCAACCCATCGGTTATGATTTTCGACTTATCATCAATTTTTTTATATCTTTCATCCATAATTAAAATTTTTTATATTCACGTACATACAATAAAGATATCTTTATTTTTTTAAGAAGTTGACACATTTATTTATTACCTCTTCTTTATTATTTTTATAATCGTATTCACTAACATGTAATACTTCATAACAGGATTCTAATATCATTTTATCTCTTTTTTCTTCTCTTAATGAATTTTCTGGTGTACTTCTATGGTAATATGTTCCATCAAACTCAATAATTCTTCCAGTCGTTTTATCAAAAAAGTCAGGTAATATTACACCGTTTAACAATGATAATCGATATTCATTATTTTTACCACTATCATCTTTAACACCTTTATCATATGTTGCGAAATAAATTTCATAATTTGGTGGAAATTCTTTGGTTTCCAATATTTCCCAAAATAATTTTTGTGAAACTTTACTAAAATTATTTCTTTTATAGTTAGTTAACCATTTAATTTGTCTATCGTTAAATCGTTTTAAACCAGCTTCTTCACCGTATTTTTGAATACAAATTTCTAAGCTAAACGTTGTTTGCCGTTCAATTACTTTAACTTTAGATTGTCTATAATTAAAACCCCTTTCAATCCAATATTCAATATTTGTTGGGGTTAGTCTTTTTTCAAAATTAACATGTTTAGCAGCATTTATTTGGTTTTTACTGACCATATCTTTAGCATCATTTTCAGAAAACCCTTTATTAACCCAAAAATCAATATTTGCTGGTGTTAAACAAAGACGTTTTATTTCTTCTTCACTATAACCTTTATGAGCTAACCTTTTTTTAGATTTGCCATGGCGAATTTTAACACATTTAGATGATTTTTGTTGTTGTTTAGAAATTTCATTAATTGCTTCTTCTTTAGAATAACCTTTATTAACCCAATATTCTCCACATAAACGATTTCTTTGTTTAAGTTCAAGATTTCGTTTTTCTAATTCATTCAAAGCACTGTCTTTACCCCATCCACGTTCCAAAAAATACTTTAATTCACCCCATTTTTTTGTTTTAAAACCATAGTTTTTGACTAACCACCCACGCATCAAAGAATATGAAATAATACCATCATCTTCTTTTAATTTAACCATAAGGTTTTCCATTTCCAATTTTATGCTCTCATTCTCAAAACGTATATTTTTATCTAATTTTAAAACGTAATTTTTAAAAGTTTCAAAATCTGGAAAAACTTCATTTACTTCTTTAACTCCTTTACTTGTTTTTATCTTCATGATATCTATTTTATAATAAATATCATGAAGTTTTAAAAAGTTCGGATTAATTGGTGTTGGTTAATGTTTTATTTTATCCATCAATTGGTTTATATTCATTTTTTCAATTAAATTAGTTCTTTTATTCCTTACAACTATCTCAGTATCAGCGGTAAAACATTTACCTACACCAGTTGGGCCTAAGAAGATAAATGAACCAATTGGTTTTTGACCACTTCTAATACCTAACCTACTACGTCTAATTGCTTTAGAAATCTTTTTAACGGCTTCATCTTGCCCTATAATATCTTTTTTTAAATCATCTTCAAGGGTTTTAAGGCTATTACTTTCAGTGGTTGTTAATTTAGTCAATGGTATTCCAGTCATAGTTGAAATTACTGTTTCTACCATATCTGAAGTGATAATTGTACGTTTTTTTTCGTTTTTTGCTTCCCAATTATACATCAATTCATCAACTTTAATCTCATATTCCTTACGTCTATCTCTTAACATTGCGGCATCCTCAAAATCTTGTTTATTGATGATTTCTTTCATCTTTTCTTTGAGTTTCTGGATTTCAAGTTTTAATTCCTTAATTTCAATTGGAAGTTTGATATCAATATTGGTTGATGCACCAACTTCATCTAATATATCAATAGCTTTATCAGGCATTGCTCTATCAGAAATATACCTATCGGCCAATTTAACCATTAATTCAATAATTTCATTATCATAACTAACATTGTGATAAGTTTCGTAATTTTCTTTTATGTTTTTTAGAATCGTAACAGTTTCAAGTAAACTAGGTTCGTTAATTAATACTTGTTGAAATCTTCTGGTTAATGCACCATCCGTTTCAATATTTTCTCTAAATTCATCTAATGTTGTGGCACCAATTACTTGGATTTCACCTCTAGCCAACGCTGGTTTGAATATATTTGATGCGTCTAATGAACCTGATGCGTTACCCGCACCTACAAGTGTATGTAATTCATCAATGAAAAGGATGATATCAGGATTATCTTTTAATTCAGTTAGAATAACTTTCATTCTTTCTTCGAATTGGCCTCGATATTTAGTTCCAGCAACGATTGAAGCTAGGTCTAGTGCGTAAATCTTTTTACCTAATAAGGGTTTTGGCGCATCACCTGAGTTTATCAATAGGGCTAACCCTTCAACTATTGATGTGTTATGTGTTACAATATAATTATCTGTAATATATAAATGATAATCATCTTCAACCATTATACATTTAGACTCCTTTCGTCCAATTAACTCTATTTTAACAATATTATTCTTAAGTGTTTTAGAATATTGATAATTACTTGATACCTTTTCTTTTTTTCTCTTTAATAAAAATAAATTTTTTGGTGAATGGTATCTAATAGTTAAAATATATGACACTTGACCTAATTTTTTAACACCTTTATATGTATAAGAAGTTTGTTTATCGCTTATTTTTGCTATACCACCAATAGACCAAATTAATTCTTGTATGTCTTTAATTAATTGGTAACTAGCACTTGAATATTGTAATGTACCACTATTGGTTACAGTCCCATAAGAATCCATTAAACCTTGTATGAGAGATATTTTTTGGGATAATGAACCGTTTTTATATTTTTCTGGGATAAATTTATTATTGGCTTTAGTTTCAGTTAAGTTCAATAAATCAGTCTCCCCCAATAATGGGTGTATTCTATCATTTTTATAATATCTAGTTCTATCTTCAATTAATTTATCTTCGGATAAATTAATTCTAAACGTATTTGTTTTTATCCCATCACCATTTATATTTAATTTATAATCTGACCCAATTAATTCCTCAACAGTTTCAGGTATTTCAATATCATCAGTGGTAAGTGAAAGTTCGTATTTACCAAAATGACCATCACCTAATAATAACCCCATTAAATAAGGGTCAATAATATAATCTAAATCTTTACCCCTATTTATATTTTCAGACACCAAAGGTAATTTTAACCTATAATTAGTATTTTCAATTTTATTTTTAATATCAACTGTATTAAGAATAGACCAAGATTTTTTTCTTTCTTTACCTACTGGCATACCATAAACTTTCCATAAATGCTCACCACAAGCTTCAGTGCTTCTGCCATCTTTAAATGTCATTCTATAAATATCCTTTACGCCTTGTGGGTAAACCCCAATTATTTTAGTAGTTTTACCTTCTGGAGTTAACACAAAATCACCGACACTTATTTCACCCATAGTTGTCCAACCATTAGGTGTTAATATTTTAGCGTCAAGTGGTTGGGCTTTACCAACGCCAGGTTCGCCAATCAATACAGGGTTGTTCTTTTTACGTCTTGCTAAGATTGCTGTAACCCTTTTAATTTCATTTTCACGCCCAACTACAGGGTCTATTTTATTTTCAGTTGCATTTTTTGATATATCTATACAGAATCCATCCAATGCTGGCGTTTTAGACGAAGCTTCAATTGTTGGTCCTCTTCGTTTTTTAGGGTTTAAAGGAGAATTTTCAAAATCCTCATGTGGAATATTTGCTTCATTGGTAGGTTCATTCATATCTGACATAAGTTTCGTTTTAAATATTTTATAATTTAGGTTAAGTTTTATTAACATTTTTTGTGCCATACATTTGGTTCTTAATAACGCTAACATAATATGTGCCTCATTAAGTACAGAATCTTTCATCCTATCACGTTCTCTTTGCATTTCTTCAACTATAAATTTAGTTTCAGGGCTAGGCAATATTTCATTACTTGATGAGTATGCTCGATTATTATTTATAATACTATTGGTTAAGTGGGTGCTTAACTCTTCGAACAATCCATCAACATCAAAATGTAATTTACGAAGAACGGAAACAACCACATTATGGTCATGCAGAATGATAGACATAAGGATATGTTCGGGCCTAAATTTATTATCTTCATAATCTTTAGCCTGATATATCGCTTGTTGCATCAACTCCTTGGCTGTTTTGGTCATCTCCATAGAATAATTAGTTTAATTTTTATACAAAGATACTAAAAAATTTTCAATAAACAAGTTGTTTTTTTATATTTTTTGTAGTATAATTGCGTAATAAAGTAAAACACAATTAATTATGTTATTAAAAAGAATTGTAAATGGTGATATTGTAAAAGGAATTTACAAGTCATCGAACATTTTGGTTTCAGAATATAACCAAGCAAACAATGATTTAATCGTAGTCTTTAAATACGGTGGTAAGTATAAATACAACAATGTACCTAAAACTGATTTCACCAGATTTGAAATGGCTGATAGTCAAGGTGAAGTCTTAAATTCACATATCAAAAAATACACATTTGAAAATTTAGGTAAAGTTGATACTAAGCTACTTCTTGAAAGTGTTCAAGAGGCTGTGAAAGAAAATCTAAAAGATTATCAAGGTGTTATTATTTCTGCAATGAAAGGGATGACAACTGATTGGGATGGTTCAATCTTCGATGATGATAAACTTACGAAAGTAAAAGAATTTATTAAACTTTATGATGATAAAAAAGCTGAATAGTTGGCATTGCCAATATCTTAAAGACGAATTTATGTACTATCTAACAGAGTCTGACCCTGAAGATGGTATTATTTGTGAACATTTTTTTAATACATTTAGTGAACTTGAAATGTTTGTTATTAAGAATCGAATTCCAGTGTTTCTACCTGAGAATGTGAATGTTGGTGATATTGAGCATGAACACGAATTCTATCTTGGGCAACAAGGTCTTACTGTTTTTGAATTTAAGTCACTTGTGAGTATGTATGAGGGAGACCTTAAAGGGAAAATGTTTAAGGCTCAATATAAAATGACCTTGGAGTTTATACGGTATGCCTCAGAAGAGGCATTGGGTGCCATGTTAAAGCAAATGTTAACTGATTTAGATAATCATATTAAAAAGAAATAAATTATGGGCAAAATACCTGAAATTAATATTATTTTAAAGGAAATGATGGTTAAAGGGGGTGATGTTGTTTTTACAAATAAAAGTTTTTACGATAGGACTAATTTATTTGGTAAATTAAAAATGATTTGGCGTTGGTATTGGACTGAAAGTGAAACTAAACCTTGGTTAGCTTATCTTAATACAAGAATTAAAATAAAATGGGAACCAGAATTAGCTCAAGATTTAAATGTGTTTCATAATCCTGACGCTGAATCTGAATTAATTCAATTATTAGAGAAAGAAATAATAGATGGGTAGTTAACTTCATTGATGATTATAAGGGTATTCAACCATACGCTGTTAAAACTGTAACCAAATCTAAATTAATTGATGGTTCTTGGTCTAATATTATAATTACTCTTTATGACCTTATTGGCCCATCAACGACTCAAGCATTAATGGATGGTATTCGTTCTGAATGGCAAATTAATTATAGAGAAATTCCACACATCAAATATAAATTAAATATGCTTGACCCAACAGGCGCGGTTGTAGAAGAATGGTTAATTACTGGTAAATTAAAAGAAGTTGATTTTGGAGATTTAGATTATGTTAATACTGAAATTACAGAAATTAAACTTTTAATTGAACCTATTAGTGTTATTTTAAATTATTAATAATTTAAAAAAATAATTAAAAAATAATGGCCTGACTTTAAAATTACTATAAAAAGGGTTTTTTGTAAGTTTTTCTATATTTATATATAAAAAGATTTTGTATGAATATAATGAATAATGTGATACACCCATCAGCTAGTGCTGATTTCACTGGTTACACATATACGAAGGTATATGCTGGTGCTATTGCAACTCCAACAATTAATGGTACTTCAGTAGCAATGGCCGCTGGACATACCATTGATATTCTTGTACAATCTATTTCTGGTACAGCTAATGTATATGTATTAGGGTATAAAAAAATTATAGCACCTTCGGTGATAAACGGATAAAATAAATTAACAGTTAAAAATGGAAAAGAATAATAATATTAGACCAGTTGGTTTAAAAGGAAATGACCAAGTAAACAGGATGCGTTCATTAATGGGAATGACACCTATTCATGAAAATACAAAAACTTCAGTTGTTGAACTAACTAAAATGGGTCCTGATGGTATGGTTTATGGTATCGTTAGAGAAAACCATAAATATTTTATTAAAATAACTAATAAAAAACAAAATTTAGTTGCTGAAGATTTTATGTACATCGGTGGTTTGAAAAACAAAACCGAAAAAGCATATGATAGCTATTCTCAAGCTACTAAACAATTAAATCTTAAATTTTTAAGTCTTAATGAAGCTTTGGGTAAAACTGAACAAATCAATGTCTTAAAAAATGATAATTTATTAGCTGAACAATTTGATGCTTATCCTGAAAGCCCAAAAGGAAGTCAACCAGACAAACCATTAGGAACCGTTAAAGAAATGGGGAAAAATGATGGTCATGAAAAAGAAATTATTGGTGATGAAGGTGAAGAAGGAAACCCTGATGTTGACACTCCACCTGTTGTAGAAGAAGATGAAGAAATCACTGAAGAAGATGGTGTTGAATTAACTGAATCTGAAAAAGCTATCGATAATATTATTCGTGAGTTAAGGGGTGATGTATTAACCGAAAACCAAAAACTTAGTATTTCTACAGCGATTAAAAAAATCCAAGAAGGCGAACAAAGCTCAAAAAAAAAAGTATAGTTGAACTTGATAATATTTCAGGTCAAGAAAATATAGGATACCATGATAGACTAAATAAAGTCTATGGTGATATCCCTAATATTATTGGTTTACATTTTGGTGAGAAGTCAAAAGAATTAACTGGTAAACTACACACAGCTGTTAATAACAGCGATTTCCAAGGTCAAAATAATGTTAGTTGGAGCGTAAATTATGAAGATGGTTTAATCCTTCGTGGTTATTACGGTAAAAATGGTCGTACTATTAGTGTATGGGCTAAATACTATTCATTCAGTATGGAAAGTGCTATTGAAGTTTGTAAATTAATTGGTAAATTAATTGGGATGTGGGGTATGGATGCTTCAGAAATCAATTCTCACGTTTCAGAAATAGTAAAAGCTTTAACAGGTGAGTATAACACTGACCTAGATGTTATTTTAGAGTCAAAAAAATTAGCTGAAACCAAATTTAAACTTAAATTAGATAACCCATCACCTGAGCCACAAGCTCCAGATATGGGTACTCCAGCTTCAGGTGATGAATTCGGTGGCGATATTCCAAGTGAAGAACCTATGGATGGTGGTTTTGGTGGTGAAGAAACACCTTCAAGTGAAAAGCCATTTGATGATGAGCCATTCGATGCTGGCGTTGAGGCTGATGAAGATGCAAGTCCAGAAAAATACATACAACAATTATCAGGTAAATTAGGTCAAAGCTTAAGAAAATACACTGAAGATATGGGCGCACCTGACTATGATTTAGAAAAATTCGCAATCAATTCTGTATTGTCCGCAACCAACTCTGGTGAAATGGACCAAGAAGACCAATCAGACATCATACAAAAAGTCAAATCATCAACTACTGATGGGACTGGTAAGAAAAATGACGAGCCAGAAACAGCTGATGACGGAACTAATGACGAAGCTAATGGTGATGAAGAAGGTTTAGATTTAAGTGGAATCGACATGGAAGAAAGCCATAATTCAAATGCCAATAAAAAAACTGTATTTCAAGACCCTACTTTAGGTGTTAAAGATGATGGAATGGAAGAAAATAAGTATTTAAACTTGGAAAATATTAAAAAAAGTAGTAACATTGTAGATAAACAAATAATTAAGAAAATGCTTAAAGAAAGTCTAACTACAATTGAGCCACAGGTTAAGCCACAGGTTAAGCCAAGTGTTGCTCCTACTAGAAGAGCTAAACCTTATAGAATCATTCCTGAACAATTGCCTGACCCAAAGCCAAAAGCTGAAAAAAAAAAGGGTGATGCGACATTCATAAAAGATTCTGGGTTTTCAGAAGATGGAAATTCGGTAACTATTAAATTTGATGTTGAAGGTCAACCAAATAGATTTGTCGCTAATTTTATCAATTCTGGCGAAGTGTTGGAGAAACCTAAAGCTTATGATGAACCGTATGTTTACGCATACGAAACAGAGAATATAATGCCTAATGGTAAACAATATTATGTAGAAATAGCTAAATTTGGCCATCAAGAAAATCCTGATGCCCCAATATTTATTGATGGTGATATTCCTGTAATACACGAAGTTTAAGATGAATGAGTTATATTTAATATATGTACATGAGATTGGATTCGACCATGAAGATAAATACTTCTATGAATTCATTTTTAGTGACAGTATAGAAAATATTGATGCTGAAGGGTGGGACTCTTATCCAGCATCAGGAAATCCTAGCGCACCTACGGGTGACTTGGTTAAAGAAGTTGGTAAAATAGAACTTGATGGAAATTTAATTGTTGCACAAAACAATGAACAATTTTCAATGTGGGATGCTACCGATGGAATTATACCTTTAGCTTGGGAAAATATAGATGGTATGGAAGAATACCCAGAAAAAAGATTAGTATTTCCTTTTGGGATATCATTGACAGCCGTTAATGATATATTATATGAAAGGGATATCAGAATAACATTTAAAAAAGGATTAAAAAATGTCAAACAAAAGTAAATTAAAAGAAAATAGCGGGCTTAATCTTAGCGTTAGTAAGGCAGATTATAAAGATAACGAGCAAACATTAGATAACGCTGTTGGTACTGATGGTTCAATAACTATTTCAAATAAACCTAAAGGGGTTGGGATGACAACAGAATCTGATGTAAATGAGTCAATGAATGGTAATTCAGAACAACAAGCTTTTTTTGCTGGGTTAATTGAAGGTAATAGTTCACATGAAGGTACTTTTGTTGGTGAGATGAGTAAAAATAGATTAGCTTTAATGGCTTGGGAGCGTTACAAATCGAATCAACTACCAGAAATTCCAGATGAAGAAAGGTTTGAAAGAGGTAATGAATATGGAATTAGAGGTGAGAGTTTTGATAAATTAATGGAAGATTTAAAAAAATCTAGTGCACCAAAAATTAAAATCAATGAAACTATCAACCCAAGAATTAAGAAATCAGATTTAATAAATTATATTAAAAACAAAAAATAATGTCAAATAAATATAGAGCACTTGCTATTAAATCTTTAAGTAAACCTAAAAAGAAAGGTAAGTTATTCGAAAGTAGAATGTCATACGATGACGCTCACAAAGAACGAATGGCACCAGCTTTAGAAAGACAACTTAGAGAAAAAACACATTCATTAGGTAAGCACCCAGCTTTTCCTGATGATGATGAAAGTAACTTTGAAGAAAAGTTAATGTCTAAACGTTTTAAAGATGTTTTAAAGGCATTTAAAAGGCATCACGGTGTTGAAGAAATTAATGTTGATGAATTCTTAAGTGGGCAAGCTGATTTAATGAGACAAATTATTAAATTAGAACATAAACATGAAGATGAGTTAATTGAAATGGCTATCAATATGGTTAGAGAAGAATTTGATGTAACTGAAGAAGATGTTATCATAGAAGCTAAATTTACTACTGATATGTCTTTAAATAAAGATATAAACAAATTAAAAATCAACCCAACAACAAATATTGAATTTGATAATCACGATGAGTTCGTTCAAGCTAATAAAGAAGTATATAAACGTAGAATGGTTAATGCTTTGATACAAGGTTCAGCTAAGAAAACAAACCATATGTTCCATATGATTGATGCAGAATTACAAGAATTAGAACCAATGTTACCTAACTTGTACGCTAAATTAATGAGTGCCGCTGATTATATGTATATGGTTCAAGATGACCATAAACCTAGAATGATTGGTGGGATTGTAAACGTTGAATTTCCTAAGAGTGAGGGTGATATACCTAAAATCATTGTAGAGGCTATGACGTTGCCTGTATTGATTCATGAGATAGTTAAAGGTGTTATGGAGATACTTTCATATCATGGTTTACCAAAAGACCCTAAAATCGCTCAATTTGTAATTGATAAAGCTGATTTTATGGCCGCTGAAAGTTGGGATATGAGATTAGGCCCACCAATTTGGGAAGCGTTTGCAGAATCAATTCCAGCGGAAGATTTTGGGTTAAAACATCATGTATATGTTGAATTGGTATCATTACCAGTTGATGAATTTAATAAAGCGTTGAAAGAAATTCTTATGGGTACTAGAGCTGGTAAAGCTAAGGTCGAAGAGATGTTGGAAAACGTTAAAGATGAATTAAAAAATGATGAATTTGATAATGCTATGGCTATGTTAAGTGATGATGATTACTTTGGGTCTGAAGATTTAGATAACTTAAATGACGAAGATTGGTTCATGTAACCATAATATATTTAGTTTACGAGGGCACCTTTAAAGTGCCCTTTTTTTGTTTTTAGGCATTTATAGCCACTTTTAGTATATTTATATATAAAAAAGTATGCTTACAGCTGGTGAAGTATTAGAGGAATATGGTAAATGCCTAATGGACCCTTGCTATGCGATTACCGAATTTTTAAAAACATTCGATAAAACGCAAGAAGGTTTTGTGCCTTTTAAATTATTCCCAAAACAAGTTGAAATTGTTGAAGCTTATAGAAATCATAGGTTCACAATGGTTACTAAACCTAGACAGGCTGGCGTATCTACTACAACAGCGGCCTATGCTTCAGTTATATCAGTTTTTGCTGACCCTAACAACCCTGAACATATATTAATCCTTGCCAACAAACAAGACATGGCCTTTGAATTCTTGGATAAAATTAAAGACTTTATTGTTCAATTTCCAAGATGGGTGTGGGGCTCTGATTATTATGGTACACCTGAAAAGGAAAGTAAATCAATATTCTCGACAGAATCTAAAAAAGAACTTAAATTACCTAACGGTAGTAGGATTAAAGCTGTTGCTACATCTAAAAACGCATTAAGGGGCTTCACACCTACTTGGTTAATTATGGATGAAGCTGCCTTCATCGATAATGGTGCGGTAACCTATACAACAGCGTTAACAGCTTTAGGTACTGGTGGTCGTGTTTCTTTAGTTTCTACACCTAACGGTTACGATGAATTATATCATAAAACATATGAACAAGCAAAAAGTGGTGATAATGATTACCATGTAGTTGAAATGAAATGGTATCAAGACCCACGATACACCACAAATCAAAATTCAAAACTAAGAGATTTAGTTTGGATTAATGAAGAAGATGAGACTGATATAATAAAAGAAGTTAAGTACATAAATTTCGGTGATTCTGAAGAAACCGTTGAAGGTGTTTATGGTCATTATGAAGATATGATTAGAAAGGGTTATAAACCTAGTTCAAGTTGGTACGTTAGTATGTGTAGGGGTATGAACAATAATAAACGTATGATTGCTCAAGAGCTTGATGTATCGTTTATTGGTTCTGGTGGTAACGTTATTGACACCAAAGATATTCAAAGACAGGAAAAATTATTTGTTACTGAACCTAATTGGATTGAAAACGATGAGTTTGGTGAGATTTGGTTATGGGAAAAACCAATTGCTGGTCATCAATATATTTTATCTGCCGATGTTGCTAGAGGTGATGGGGAAGATTATTCAACCATTATCATATTAGATTTCACTACAATGACTCAAGTCATGGAATTTAGAGCTAAATTACAATCTGATTTATTAGGTTATGTAGTTGATAAATGGGCTAGAATTTATGAAGCTTTGGTTGTGGTTGATATTACTGGTGGTATTGGAGTTGGAACTGTTAATAAATGTATGGAAATTGGTACACCTAATTTATATTATGGTGAAACAACTAACAAACCACTTGATAAGAAAACTAATAAGGTTAAATTTGAGAGTGATGAAGGTAAGTATCCAGGTTTTAACTGTTCGGCTGGGCTTAGAACGCCAGTAGTTGCTCGTTTTGAAATGATGATTAGAACTATGGGTGTTAAAGTTCGTTCTAGGAGATTAATTTCAGAAATGAATACATTCGTATTTAAAAACGGTAGAGCTGACCATCAAGATGGATTTCACGATGATTTAATTATGGCTATGGCTTATGCATTGTGGGTAGCTGAATATTCATTTAAAAAATTAGCTGTAGCTAAAGAGAAAACTAAAGCAATGTTAAGCGCATGGTCAATAAATAACGCTGGTAATAGAGCACCTAGTGATGGTTATATTAGTGACGCTTTCATTTCTAAGACAGATAGACAGAAAAAAGTAACAGCTAAACAGCCTAAATTCACACCACAGGTTGCAAAAAATATGCAAGACCCTACAGGTAAATACATGTGGTTATTTAGTGGTAGTAGATAATAAATAAATTACTATTGATTAATATCAAAAATTTAGTATAATATATAAAAGATTAAAAAATGACACAACAAAAGTTAACAGTATTTCAAAAACTAGGTAATGTTTTTGGTAAAGATGGGTTAAACCCACATGTTAAAAAAACCAACAAATATTCGTTAGGTAATAGTGAGTTACTTAAAACTCAAGATAAAGGTGAGTTTGAAGTTGCTAAATTACAAGCGCAACAAAATAAGTATTTACTTAATCAATGGCAAAAAGTTGATGGTGAATTATATCAACAAGCTATCCATTATGAAACAACAAGAATTGGTTCATATTCTGATTTTGAAACTATGGAATTCTATCCAGAAATTTCAGCTACTTTAGATATTTTCATGGAAGAATCAACAACACCAAATGATAAGGGTGATGTAATCAATGTATATTCAGGTAGTAAACGTGTTAAAAGAATATTGGAAGATTTATTAATCAATAGATTAGATATTCACACATCTTTACCTATGTGGACCAGAAACCTTCCCGTAAGAGAGGATAGTATAATTCCATTATTGGATGGAACTGAGGTAACTATTAAAGATTTATCCAAAATAATTAAAAATGGTGAAGAAGTTTGGTCTTATGCAATTCAAGATAATACCAAGGCGATTGTACCAAGTAAAATTATTTGGTGTGACCTTACAAGAAAGAATAGTGAATTATTTAGAGTGACCTTTGATGATGGGACGCATATTGATACCACACCAGACCATGAGTATATGCTTAGGGACGGTTCATTCAAGAGAGCTGACCAGTTGAGTAAGGGGCAGTCGTTGATGCCGTTTTATACTAGAAAAAGTGAAAAGAAAAAAGATTGCATAGATGGTTATGAAAAAGTTTATAACCCATCAACTGGTAAGTATAAATTTACACATTCTATGGTTTCACATCAGTGTGTCCGAGATTTGGATTATGAAAAATCTATTGGGTGTCAATTTGATACTCACCACGTAGATTTTAATAAATTGAATAATGACCCACGTAATTTAAATAGAATGACGCATTCTGACCACTTTAAATTACATGTTAAACATTTTGATAAAATATTAGGTTCACCAGAGGTTATTAAAAAAAGAATGGATGGGATTGATAAATACTTAAGGTCTGATGAGAGAAAAGAACGACTTTCTTTAGAAATGAGTGGAATTTACCCAAAATATTTCGAAGAATATAATAATAGTGAGTTACATAGCGAACATAATTTAACCAATTGGAAATCTGGTGAGTTCATACAAAAAACTAAAAAAGGTATGACGATTGAACTAACAGATGGGTGTTTAAATTATATTTCTGATTTAATTATTAAATCAGATAAATTCATCCCTATTAGTAAATTATCCAAATTATTAAAAGGTGATGATAAATTTATAGAATTATTTAAAATAAATTATAGATTAAGAAAGGATATTACTAAATCAATTAACAAAACCACTTTAAATAAAAATTTAATTAGAAAGATTGGTTTGAATTACTTTGACTATGTATCATCAATTAACCCAAGTTTAGTGTTAGATAAGGGTTACATAAAAGCTAAATCAATTAGTTTAGGTAGAAAAAAAGAAAAGGTTTTACTAAATCATAAAGTGGTTTCTGTTGTTAAATTAACTGAAACTTCTGATGTATATTGTTTAGAGGCAGTTGGTCCAAATGGTGAAAGTGATAGACATAATTTCCCAATTTGTAGTAAAGATTCTAATAATCAACATACTAGAGGTGGTGTATTTTTGTCCAACTGTAAATATGGGGATAATTTTGTTCATTTAAATATAGACCAAACTGCTGGTATCATAGGTGCTAGACAATTACCTAATTTTGAGATAGAGCGTAGAGAAAATGATATTCAAGGTATTATATCACAATCTCAGTTAGAGGGGGTTAATGCTGATGAAGGTAAAAATAAAACTAGATTCTTTTGGAAGGGTAGGGATATTACATTTAATTCTTGGCAAATAGCTCACTTTAGATTATTAGGTGATGATAGAAAATTACCTTATGGAACTTGTTTAAAAGGTGATACTAGAATTAATACCATCGATGGGGTTAAAGAAATTTCGGAAATTAAAAAAGGTGATATAGTTTATAGTTTTAACATTAAGACACAGTCTATAGAATCATCACCAGTTTTAGATACGATAAATTCTGGTAAAAAAGAATGTTTTAGAATTGGTAGTAGACACAATTTTGTTGATGCCTCTAAAGAACATAAAATATTAATATTAGAAAATGATGAGTTTATTTATAAAAATGTGTTAGATTTAAAATTAGGTGATTTATTAGTAATTAATAAAAATGAAAAAACTAAAGAACTTATTAAAATAGATAAAAGTAAACCAAATGATAATAAAAATGGGTGGTCTAATGATATGGATTTATTTCCAGATTATGTAAATGAAGATTTTGCACAATTATTTGGCTTTTTAATTGGCGATGGATGGGTAAATCACACAGTAAATACGGTATCTTTTGTCTTAGGTGAGGATGAAGAAACAAATGAATATTACATAAATTTATTAAAAAAATTCAGTGGTGGTAATCCTAGAGTTGTAAATAATGGTAATCAAGTAGTTTTATCATCTAAATTATTATCAACAATTTTAGAAAGGATGGGATTCAAAGGAAAGTCATACGAAAAAAGATTACCAAAATGGATTTACAATACAACCCCTGAAATACAAAAATCATTACTAGCTGGTTTAATGGATGCCGATGGTTGGTGGACTAAAGATGAGTGGGTTGTTGGTTGTCATATTGAATTGAATAATGAACAATTAATTAAAGATTTAAAGATATTATTACAACGAATTGGTTATAAGTCTGGGTCAATTAGAAGTAGGGTTAGAAAATCCCCAATTATTGAAGGTCGTGAAATTAAAAATGTTAGAGAAAGTTTTATGATAACATTTTTTGATTCATATTTAACCCAAATGAAAAAATATGAAAATAGTAATAGGTTATTGGATAACTATATATTAGAGCCGATTACTATAATTGAAAGTATTGGTGAATTTGAGACATTCGATATTTATGTGGAAAATGAAAATCATAATTTTTATGCTAATAATATTGTGGTTCATAATAGTTTCTTAGAAAAAGCAAGACGTATCTGGAAACAATTGATATTGGCTGAAGATGCTATGCTTGTTTATCGTGTAACTAGAGCACCAGAAAGACGTGTATATAAAATATTTGTTGGTAACATTGATAATGAGGATATTCCTGCTTACGTAGATGAAATTGCAAATAGATTTAAACGTTCTCCACTTATTGACCCACAAACTGGTCAAATGGATTTAAGATACAATCAATTAGGTATTGACCAAGATATTTTCGTTCCAACAAGAAGTGAAGATGCGGCCACACCAATTGATACCCTTCCAGGTGCGCAAAACTTAGACCAAATCGCTGATATTGAATACTTACAAAGAAAATTATTCACAGCGTTAAGAGTTCCAAAAACATTTTTAGGTTTTGAGGAACCAACAGGTGAGGGTAAAAACCTTGCATTGCAAGATATTAGATTCTCAAGAACTATAAACAGAATTCAACAAGCAATGCTTCACGAATTAAATAAAATTGCGATTATCCATTTATACTTAATGGGCTTCCATGATGATATAGATAATTTCACATTAACGCTTAATAACCCATCAACTCAAGCTGAAATGCTTAAGATTGAACATACTGCGGCTAAAGTAACTCTTTACAAAGATGCTGTAGCTGATGCTGGTAACGGTTTTGGTGCTATGTCAATGACTAGAGCTAAAAGAGAAATCTTAGGTTGGAGTGATGATGAAATTAAGCAAGATTTACTTGAACAAAGAATTGAAAAGGCTGCGGCTGCTGAATTAGAAAACACTGCTAATGTAATTAAAAATACTGGTGTATTTGATAGAGTAGATAGAGTTTATGGTGATATGGAAATGGCTAAAATCGGTGGTCAAGTTGATGAAGAAGGTAATGCTGCTGGTGAATCTGGTGGTAGTGCTGGAGGTGGTGGCGGCTTTGGTGGCGGCTTCGATGCTGGTGAATTAGATTTGGGTGATGAAGAAATTGATACTGAAGGTGAAGAAGGGTTAGGTGAAATTGGGGGTGAAGAAGGATTAGGTGGACCTGAAGCTGGACCTGAAGATACTACAACTGAAGAAGGTACAACTAAAAAAGGTAGATTAATCAATGAAACGGTTAATAAAAAACCTAAAGACATTTCTACTAAAAAGTACTTAGAACTGTTAAATGAAAGTGTTAGTGAAGATGATAAGAACAACAACGAAATCACTAAGATTTACGATAAATCCATCAAATTTAATGATGATTTAAATTCAATGATTAATGAAATAGATTCGAAATTGGGATAATAATTGTTTTTATATTAATTATAACATATTTATTATAAAAAAGGAACAATGCAAAATTTTGGACAAATAAATGAGACTTTTAAGAATATACTAGTTGATAGTATAATCACAAAAGACAAAAAAGGTAAAAGTGTTTTCAAAGCTTATGTTAAAGCTTTGAAAGAAAACAAAATATTAAAAACCCAATATTCGGTTTACCAAAAATTAGAAAATAAAGTCAATGTTGCTAACGAAGAAGAACGTTCAGCAATATTTGTTGAAGAGTGTATTTCTATGTTACAAAAATTAGGTAGAGATAATATAGTTGAAACTAACAATAAATTGGTTAATTTTCTAAAGAAAAATGGTTATAAGGTTTATGCTGATGAATATGATTTCAAATCACTTCATGAGCATATAAACAATGTGGCTTTTTTAGAAAGAAATGTTAAAAATGTTAATACTATAGTTGAATCTAAAATGTTCATTAAAAGCTTTTCAAATTTAACTGAGAAAAAAGAATATAAAGTGGTTGAGCCTTATTCAAATAAAATGCTATTACCATTATTGAAGAATAAATTCAATGAAAAATACGCTAATTTAAGTGAATTAGAAAAGAAAGTAATTAAATTAAGTATTAATGGTACGGATAGTGATAAAAAGGAATTATATTCTGGAACTATTAAAGAATGTGTAGCGTTGGTAAATGAACAACTTAAAGAATGTTCTATAAACCAAAAAGACACTTTATTACAAGTAAAAGATAAGTTATTAAGATATAACTTTAATTTAGATAACTTTGCATCAGAAATGAGTGAAATGAATTATTTAAAAACAACATTAAATTAAAAAATGAATTTTTTATTACAAACTGGTGTTGCGCCAGAAATACTATCTTGGCTAGTACAACAAGCACCAGTTATTGTTGTAATGGGAGCTGCTATTTATTGGTTAGCTAAAAAATTAAATAAAGCTGAAACTGATAAAGACGATTTAGCAAAAGATGTTATCAAATTAACAACTTTATGGGAAGAAAAAAGTGATAAAATTGATGCTAAAAGTGATAAAATCGATGAACGTAATCTAAAACTAACTGAACAGATTTTAGAATTACTTCGGGATATTAAATTAATAGTGAGTAAACAATAAAATGAAAAGTATAATCGATAGATTTTTTCCAGAGAAAAACGAAAATTACACAAAAGCTATATATGGTCTTGCAAACTTTAAGAAAAGTTTTGATGGTTTCGTTATTGCATTTCCAGATATAACTCCTAATGAAATTATGTTTGTTAAGGAGAAATGGGAAGAGTTACCTAAAAGTATTTCTAATGGTGTTAAAATTATGGCACTTAGTTTTATTGATGATTATAAAACACTATTGACTTCTTATAACCCTAATTCTTATGTTATGCCACACAAACATGATGAAGAATTTGAATACGGTTTAGTTATTAAAGGTGAATTGATTGATAAGTTTACAGGCAATCGTTACAAGGTTGGTGATAGATATGAGTTTGAACCAAAACAACTACACTATTTATGTTCAACCCAAAGAGGTTGTTTGGTATATTCTACATTAAGTGTTAATAGCGGGCCAGACGAATTACCAATAACAAAAGACGTAAAAAAAATACTTTCTTACATATAACTAGCATATTTTCAGTCGTTAACAACTATTACTAAATTATAAATACCTGGTTTTATGGTCGTTAGACCACTTGACTTTTAGCCAAGATGTCGTATATTTGTAGCATGAGATATAATAGAGGAACAGAAGTAACATTAGACAAGTTTAAATCATTAAACGTTGTTATTGGGTCAATTGATAAGTATAACCCAAAAACTTTATACATTAGAATTAGTGGTTGGGGTAACCCAATTAATTATTATGAAAATAATGACTATAAAGTCATAATAAGAAATTTCGATAAAAAAATTAGAAGTTGTTTATTTAGAGAATTAAACTCAGATTTTAATAAAACCATGACTATGGTTGATTTAGATATGAGGGATTCTGGCATTGTTGATAATAAATCCAGTTTCATGAGTTGCGAAATAACCTTATTTCAAACAAATAATTATTTGTTAGATTCTGAAGATATATCTAAAGAACTTAATCGGGTAATTAAACTTGTATTAAAGGATGTATTCGAAAATAACAATCATTTCAAATTTTTTAAGAAAAAAAAGTCAGCAAAAGAATTATTAATTAAAGCCTAATCATAAAGATTAGGTTTTTTTATGTTTATTAGCATATTTATTGAGAAAGAGTATAATATGTCAGATGAATATAAAATAATTAGAGGGGGTAAAACTGGTACGGGTTTACTTATAGAGGGTGACGCTGGTTTTATCGAACCTAATGATTTAAGAAATAGACCATTCATTAATGAGGTTAGTAAGATAGGTAGTACTAGTCAAATTATGATTGAACCCCTTATATTATTTGTTGTATTACAAAAATATGGAGTTGAGAATAGAAACGGTAGAATTTACCCAGAACACATATTAAAGAGAGAAGCTAAAAACTACGAAGAGCTTATCAGAAATAGATTGGCCATTGGCGAATGCGTTCCAAAGGGTACTGAAATTTTCACGGAAAATGGTTGGGTAGAAATTCAAGATATGAATGTTGGTGATAATATATTCACTTTAAATGTCGAAAATAATCAATTGGAGATACAACCAGTTATTAGAACTACCAATAAGAAATATGAGGATGATATGATTCATATATATAATTCATCATCATTGGATATGTTAGTAACTAAAAAACATAAAATAGTTTTATGGGATAGAAATGATAAACCATACATATTAACCGCTGAAGAATTATATGATAAAATAAATAAAAATGATTCTAGAATATCACATTCATATATTAGAAATTCTGGTGAATGGGTTGGTGATGATGTTACACATATTAACATACCTAACTCTAATTATTCAATTGATGCAGAATTATGGGCGAAATTTTTAGGTATATTCCTAGCCGATGGTCATTGTTCTGGAACTAGAGGTGGTCAAATAAAAAATGCTGTTATTATTACTCAAGTAAAAGATAAATCATCTTTAAAGGTTATTGAAATGTTAGATGAATTACCTTTTGAATATTCAATTAGTGATGATAGACAATATATAATTTATGATGAAGCATTACATAAATTTTTATTTGAATTAGGTAATTCAGAGGAAAAATTTATACCTAACTACGCTAAAAATTGGAATGTTGGGTTATTAAACACTCTATTAGATTGGATGCTTTTGGGTGATGGTAGGAATAGAACTGACAGAAATGGTAACTTGATGAAAGAATATTATACGATTTCAGATAAACTTTCGGAAGATGTTTTTGAGGTTATGCTCAAAATATCAAATGGTGCGACATTTAACAAACGAATTCAAGAAGATAGGTATATTACCGACACTAAATTTATTACTGAAGAAGTTGAAGTTGATGGGATGTTAGAGTTAATTAAAAGGGAAGTTAAAGTTAAAAGATTAATTAAAGCTATTAATTCAAAACCTTTACATATAATATCAGAAAGACGTGCTAAAGGTATCACGTTAGATACTAGATTTACTAAAGCTGAAAAAGTACCGTTTAATGATAATGTTTATTGTGTTACAGTTAACAATGGAACTTGGTTAATGAGATATAATGGGAAAATTTCTTGGACACATAATAGTGACCACCCAGAATCATCAGTAATTTCAAACAGTAGAGTTTCACACGAAATCAAAAAAATTTGGTGGGAAGGTCATACGCTTGTTGGTGAAATAGAAATCATTATGTCACCTGGTTTTATCAATCAAGGAATCATTTCTTGTGAAGGTGACCAAATAGCTAATATGCTAAGAAAAGGAATTCGTGTTGGTGTATCTTCAAGAGGTGTTGGTTCACTAGAAGAAGTTGCTGGTAAATTATTGGTGCAAGATGATTTTGAATTAATTTGTTGGGATATTGTGACTAGTCCTAGTACTCCAGGCTCATATATGTTTAACAAAAGGTCTGACGCTCAGCCATTTATGGAAGGTGAAGAAAAGGGAAAAGACCTATTAATAGATAAATTAAATAAATTTTTACTATAAATATTTTTAATAAATTACGAAAATTTAAGTTTTTTTTACTTAAATCAGGTATTTTAAGAAAATAACACATATTTATTAAGTAAACGTATGATTTTTATTATACACAATTATAAAACAGCTTAAAAAACAAAAGAAATGGCAGACAAGAAAAAGTCTATTATAGAAGAAGCACTAGCGGAATTTAGCCTTATTGAGGAAACATTAAATTCAAATGCTAAAGAAATACTTCGTTCCGTTGCGAAAGAAGAAATTACAAGCACGCTAAACGAATCCTTATACGAAGATGAGGATGAATACGATATCGAAGATATCGATAATGTTGACGGAGAACCTGAAATGGGTTCTGATGTTGACACATTACCAGTTGATGATGCTTCAGATGCTGCACCAGATTTCGGTGGAGAAGAAGAAGGCTCTGAAGAACTTGGATTAGATAGTATTGGAATGGACACTGGAGAAGAAGACTTAAGTCTTGAACCAGAAGAAGGTAGCGAGGACTACGGATTAGACATGACTAGTGCATCAGACGAGGAAGTTATCTCAGTTTACAAAAAATTAAGCGGAGAAGACGAAATAGAAGTTGTATCATCACAAGAAGTAATAATAAAAGACCCAGTATCAGGGGCAGAATACAACGTTAAAATGAACGGTGGTGGTGCAGACGAAAGTCTTATCGACCAAGGTGAAATGGATGTTGATGATTTTGAACCAGAAGCTGAAATGGAACCAGAAATGGGTGCTGAGCCAGAAGCTGATTTTGGCGTTGAAGACGCTGAAGAAGAAGCTGGTGAAGAAGAAGCTGAAGAAACTGAGGAAGAAGAAGACGAGGATTTAGGAGAAGCCGTTGTTTATGAAATTGAATTATCTGAGGAAGATGAGATTGCAGAAGACATTATAAGAGGCAAAGGTCACGATAAAGAGTTAGTTAATACTGCTGCGCCTAATTCAGGTGATATCGAAGGACAAAAAGCTCCTGAAGACAAAGATTCGGGTGATAATCTTGAAGGTGGATTTGATGATGATGCTCAAAACGGAAGTGGAGACAATCACGCAAAACACATCATGGAAGATGAAACAATAGAAGAATCAGAAGAAGTAATTGATGAGGAAGATGTTGTTGAAGGTGAGGAAGCTATCGAAGAAAAAATCTCTACTAATAGAGTTCGTACAAATCAAGCTGGTGGTGACTTAACTGACATTACTGGTCCAGGCGGAAAACTTGGCCGTAAAGACGAAAGCGTTAGCAAGAAAAAACTAATCGAGGCTGTTAAAAAATACAACACCTTATTAAGTGAAGCTAAAACTCTTAAAGCTGAAAATGAAACTTTCAAAAAAGCTTTAAAAGATTTCAGAAAAACAATTACTGAAACAGCTGTATTTAATATTAACTTAACTCACGCTACTAAATTATTCTTAGAACACTCAACTACTAGTGAAGAGAAAAAGAATATTTTAACTAGATTTGACGAACAAGTTAGTACTATTGAAGAGTCTAAAAAACTTTATAAAACAATCAACTCTGAATTAGGTAATAAAATACCTATGAACGAATCAGTTGAGAATAAATTAGTGTCTGAGCAAAAATCAGGTCAATCATCTCAAATTAACGAGACAGTGGCTTATATAGACCCAGCACAAAAAAGAGTTCTTGATTTAATAAACAGAACTAAATAATAATAAAAGATTAAAAAAAATTAAAATATAAAATTATGTCAAATTTTTTAACTTCAGGTCAAGTTGGTAATATCGGACTTAACCATATGAAACAAGTGAGAGAAAATACTATCAACAAGTGGGATAGTTTAGGATTCTTAGATGGTCTTAAAGGTCATGTAAAAGAAAACATCGCTCAATTATATGAGAACGAAGCTTCTCATTTATTAAACGAATCAACTGACGCTTCTAGCTCAGGTTCTTTCGAAACAGTGGTATTCCCTATCGTTAGGAGAGTATTCTCTAAATTATTAGCAAATGATATTGTATCTGTACAAGCTATGAATATGCCAATTGGTAAATTATTCTTCTTCGTACCTCAAACATCTGCTAGGTATGACAACGTAACTAATACTTACGGTGACCCTCACAAAGATGGTTCACAATATTCTGCACACACTTCAATGGGTGCTGATGGTCTTCCATTAGTAAGAAACGCTTCTACAGGTTATGCTGTAACTGACTATTTAGCTAAAAACTTATATGATATTTACTATAATGACGGATTATTTGATGCGTCTAAAGGTGCTATCACTATTAAAGTTGGCTCTGGTAACTTAGTGGTTTTATCTGCTAGTGGTACTTACAGTGCTGCTGGTGCTTTAAGTACTCTTCCAACTGCAACTGATGGGTCTTTAAGAAACGCAATTTTACAAGTTTCTGGATTTAGCTCAACAGCTAAAGGTAGATTAACTGGTCCAGATGGTAACCAAATGGATACTGAATCTTTCTTAGCTTCTTTAAAAGTAACTTCTACAGTTGCTTTAAATGACCAAGATGGTAATGCTATCATTGCTGCTGCTGGTGAAGTTCCTTTCAGATTAGTAACTCAAAAATATGGTAAAGGTATCGTTTCTTACGATGACATTTGCGATGTTAACGGTGTTATCTACTTAGAATTAGATATGACTCACCCAGTAGATGCTGCTGGTACATCAACTTATGATGGTTATGTTGGTCTTGACGCAACAGGTGCTACCGTATCTGGTTTAACAGCTAGTAACTTCCCAGTTTCTTGGGCAGAATATGCTACATTAGAACTTGAAACTGAAATGGGAGAAGTATCTTTCAAATTAGATGAAGTTGTTGTTTCTGTTGAAGAAAGAAAATTGAGAGCTACATGGTCTCCAGAATTAGCACAAGATGTTAGTGCATTCCACAACATTGACGCTGAAGCTGAATTAACTGCTATGTTATCTGAGCAAGTTGCTGCTGAAATCGATAGAGAAATCTTAAGAGACATCAGAAAAGCCGCTGCATGGCAATTGAGATGGGATTGGAACGGATGGAGAAAAGCTTCTCTAGCTGCTAATGCTTATACTCAAAAAGACTGGAATCAAACTTTAATTACTAAAGTTAACCAAATTTCAGCACAAATCCATAAATCTACTCTTAGAGGTGGTGCAAACTTCATCGTGGTTTCTTCTGAAATCTCTGCTGTGTTTGACGATTTAGAATACTTCCACGTATCTGATGCATCTCCAGAGCAAGACCAATATAATATGGGTATCGAGAAAATCGGTTCATTAAGCGGAAGATACCAAGTGTATCGTGACCCTTATGCTCCATCTTGGTCACTTATTATGGGACATAAAGGTAAATCATTGTTAGACACTGGTTACATCTACGCACCTTACGTGCCAATGCAACTTACACCTACAATGTACAACCCATTCAACTTTGCACCAGTAAAAGGTATTATGACTCGTTATGCGAAAAAAATTGTTAACAACAGATTTTATGGGGCTGTAAGAGTTGATGGTCTACAAACATTCAACATTAACGAATTAAGATAATATCTTAAGCTCGTATGAAAATACAAAAGGTCTAGATTTTCTAGACTTTTTTTATTTTATAAAAGAACCATAATTTCGATTATTTACTTGACTTTCAATATATTTATAAAGGAGCGTAAAACCCATTAAGTTTCATATCATATAGTTGACCTAAAACTGTTTGTTCTTGTGTTGCGGCTAATTCTTTAGCTTTTTTAATTTCAGAACTATCGCAAGAAAATAGTAAAGAAAAGATTGTTAATACTAATAAGATTTTTTTCATAATATTTAATATTTTATTAATAATCGTAATTGTTCACTGGCCGCAAAATATGTGTCTATTTTATCTTTTGTCATTACTTAGCTTCTTTAATCAGCGTATAACGAGCATATCTTACATCGTCACCAAATTTATTCTTACCAGTTTCAGTTGTAGATGTAATTACATGACCATCTTTCTTAAGTTGAAAAATAGTTGCAGCTAATCTGGTGTTACCCAATTTATTAAAAGCATACCATGGACTAATTGACCCATGACCTCTCATTGCATCTAATACTCGTTGTTTTTGCGTTACTTTTGACATAAATTTTTAAATTAATATTCTACAAATATAAGGATAATATTTTACTTATCCAAATTTTAATCAACTCTTTTTTTAATTATCTGAAATACCATATCTTCAACCTCTTTTTTAATGTCATCTTCAAGGTTATACCACCAATCATCAAACCCACTTCTATCACATAGTGCGTCAAATATTTCTGCAACCGTTTTTTTTATTTCTCTATTTTTCATTTAATTTATCTTTTATTAAATCCAATTTCCTATTTTCCATTTGATTTATTAAACTCAATGATTTAGTTATTGGGTTATTCTCAACCCAGAATTTAGCTCTTTTTAATTCAAGAGTTACTTCACTCAGTGACATTTCTTTGATTCTCATAATATTTTATAGTTTCAACCATACCTTCCTCAAAGTTTTTTTCAGGTTTCCAATTAAGGTTTGTTTGTAGTTTATTTGAATTGATTGCATATCTTAAATCATGACCCTTTCTATCTGTAACAAACTCTATTGGCATAGGGATATTGAAATTGTGGGGACCCTTCAAAAATATTTGATACTGTGCACTTATTTTTCTGATTAATTCAATATTAGTCATTTCATTATCACCACCAACATTATATGTTTGGCCAGTTTTACCATTATGAAATATTTCGTCAATGGCTGTTACATGGTCACCAACCCATAACCAATCTCTTACGTTTTCACCTTTACCATAAACTGGTATCTTCTCACCATCCATTAATTTATTGATAACAACTGGTATCAATTTTTCTTTATGTTGGTGTGGACCATAATTGTTTGAGCAGTTAGATATTGTTACATTCATGTTATACGTTCTACCATAAGCTCTCACAAAGTGGTCAGAAGCCGCTTTAGAAGCCGAATAAGGTGAACTGGGGTCATAAGGCGTTGATTCACTGAAAGGGGCTTCATCAAGCTCTAAATCACCGTAAACTTCATCAGTTGAAACATGATGGAATCTATTATCTGAACCTTCACCCCAAAATTCTTTTGCAACATTTAATAAATTAACCGTTCCCATAACGTTGGTATCAACAAATATGTTAGGGGTTAATATTGAATTATCTACGTGAGATTCTGCGGCCAAATGGATTATATCGGTAATATCATGTAATTTGAATAAATGAGTTACTAATTCAGTATCCCTAATATCACCTTTACAAAAAAATATATTTTCTTTCCACCCAACTCTATTACCTTCAACATGCATTATGTTGTGAATATTAGAAGCATAAGTTAGTAAATCTAAAACTACAAATTTATAGTTTGGGTATTTATCTGTGAAGAAGTTAACAACGTGGGAACCTATAAACCCAGCTCCACCTGTTATTAATATTGTTTTTTTCATTATTTAAATGGGTTATATTTTTCTTTCAAATTTTCAATAAAGGTCATCTTAGATTCAAAAAAACCTACTTTCCATGAAATATAAATCGTTATTAATGCTATTATTCCGAAGATGATATATTTTAAATTCTTTTTATTCATATTTCAGTAAATTATTTACAATTATACACAAAAAAAGGGGAAAAACAAAATTTCCCCTTTTAATTTATATCGTAATTAACTATTATTATTTAATTTTATAATTTTCTACCACATTTTGAGCAGAAATTATCTTTAGCTTTCGCTTTTGCACCACAATTGGTACAGTAAGATTTGTGTAAATCTTGTGTTTCCACATTTTTTTGTGAAATCGGTAATAGTTTATAAGAAACTCTATGAAATGCATATGTTTCAAATTCAATGTTTACCGTTTGGAATTTTTGATTTGACTGAGCACCTTGCTCCACTCTACCTGTTTCAATCTTTTTGGCAGACCTTAATACACTTTTAAGCTTTTTTTCTGAAGGTTGACCTAAAGATGTTGATTTAAAAGCGTCTGGTATTTGAGGTTGTGGTGCGAAATCGTTAGATAAACTACCTTGTGACATCATATCTAATGTCGCTGTACTTGAATATAGGGCATTTGTACTAACAGTAGTGCTAGTATTACCAAATGCTACACCATTTGTTGTTGTAGTATGAGCATACCCGCCACTTGAAGTACCATCAGAATAGGTCCATGTTGGGCCTGAGAATGGAGTCCAAGTAGTACTATTACCAGAATTTATAAAAATAGGGTTTAATTTTGTGGTTTGTTCTTTATAGAACAAAACTTCAACATCACCATTATCTCTAATAGCTTGTTTTACTTCATCACCACCTGATACTTCATAGGTATCAAATTTAAATTTCTTATCTATATCAAAATACCTATCAAGAAATACACGCTCACCAGGTCTCAACACCAATCCACTTTGTGAAATTAGTTTGTTGTTCAACTTGATTTTGGCTAAAACCTTATCGGTTGTTGGATTGAATAATTCAATTTGGAATTGACTTGATTTATGTAAATAATACACAGGTATTTCATTTTTTTTATCATATTGTTTAATTCTACTTTTATTTATTGCTAAATAAGCTGTAGGTTCATTATTTTTCATTATATTTTTCATTTTTTTAAATTTTTATATTTCCAAATAAACCCATAAGATGTTCTTGCTTTATTATTACAACACATCCAAATATTACCTACAGATAAATTTAACGCTTTCGAAGCTATTCCAGCTGAATCCCATTCAGTTATTAAATTCATTTCTAAATCATATTGTAATACAGGTTTAGATTTTTTATTATTTTTACCACTATTTGCGGAACCAATTTTTTGTTTATGCTCGTTTGTTAGAGTTTTACCTAACATTGGTCCTAACCCAAAATGTGGATTTTTATTACCTCTTTTAGCTTCAGACATTTTTTGTTTTGATTCTTCTGAATGTTTTTTATTGAAAAAGGGGTTAGTTTTATCTTTACTAATTTCTAAATTAGAAGATTCATTAATAAAATATTGATTTTCGTCTTTATTTAATAAAGTTTTTGTTAATATTATGTGATGACCTTTTAAGTTAGATTTTAATTTAGCTTCAGACATTTTTTGTTTTGATTCTTCTGAAAATTTAAAACCAAGAGTAGACCCCGCAATCCCACTAATATTATAACCAATGTTTTTGTCACAAACATTTAAATTATCAATAAATGTTTGTTCTTCCATTAATAATAAATTTTTTTCTGGTTTAACTTCTAAAATAGGTTTGAATTCAAAAGAAGTTTCACCATATTTATTCCAAGCATTTTGTAAATGTGAGTTGGGATGCTTATTTTTACGCAATAATTTTTTATGGTCATTAAATCTTATTTTAAAATTTTTTGTTGACCCAATATATAATTTATGGTTATTTAAATTAATTATTTTATAAACACCTGATTTGTATTCTATTTTTTTCATAATATTATTTTTATATAAATATTAAATTAAATAGAAGTATTCAACCCTAATGGGGTTTAAAATTAATAAAATTTTTTGAAGATAGTAAGTCGGAATATTTGACTTATTGTTATACATTTTTACTCTACCTTTGTTGATAGCAAGAGTCGCTGTTGGGTTAGGATTACCCACCTTTACATTTGTTTTCATAATTACTTTTAATTTTTAATTATGTACCAATCTTTTTGTTACCGAAATAACTCCAAAGCCGTTTATCGACTCAAGACCAATACGTATTGTTAATCACGTTATAT